CGTTTGCTTCAGATGTCAGTGTCGGCTTCTTCCATTTCGTCAACCGGCTCGCGGTTGGCGGCAGCTTTCACATCCGGCGCTGGGGTCAGCAGCTTGTCGCGAATCTGCTTCTCAAGCGTGGCGGCGATATCCGGGTTGTCTGCCAGGAACTTGGCCGAGTTGGCCTTGCCCTGACCGATCTTGCTTCCGTTGTAGGCATACCAGGCACCGGATTTCTCAACGAAACCGTGCAGCACGCCCAGGTCGATCATCTCGCCGTTCAGGTAGATACCCTTGCCGTAGAGGATCTGGAACTCCGCCTGACGGAACGGAGGAGCCACCTTGTTCTTCACAACCTTGACGCGGGTTTCGCTACCGACAACCTCATCACCTTCCTTCACCGCGCCAGTACGGCGGATATCCAGACGGACCGAAGCGTAGAACTTCAGCGCGTTACCACCGGTGGTAGTTTCCGGGCTGCCGAACATCACGCCGATCTTCATACGGATCTGGTTGATGAAGATCACCAGGCAGTTGGCGTTCTTGATGTTACCGGTGATTTTACGCAGCGCCTGGGACATCAGGCGGGCTTGCAGGCCCACGTGCATGTCGCCCATTTCGCCTTCGATTTCAGCCTTGGGTACCAATGCGGCCACGGAGTCGACCACGATCACGTCGATGGCGTTGGAGCGCACCAGCATGTCGGTGATTTCCAGGGCCTGTTCGCCGGTGTCCGGCTGGGAAACCAGCAGGTCGTCGACGTTGACGCCCAGCTTGCCGGCGTACTCAGGGTCCAGGGCGTGCTCGGCGTCGACGAATGCGCAGGTGGCGCCCATCTTTTGCGCCTGGGCGATCACCGACAGAGTCAGGGTGGTTTTACCGGAAGATTCAGGACCGTAGATCTCAACGATACGGCCTTTTGGCAGACCGCCAATGCCGAGCGCGATGTCCAGACCCAGAGAGCCAGTGGAAATAGCCGGGATCGCCTGACGGTCGTGATCGCCCATACGCATTACGGCACCCTTGCCGAATTGACGTTCGATCTGACCCAGGGCCGCAGCCAAGGCTTTCTTCTTGTTGTCGTCCATTAAAGTCCTCACGTAATCAATAAGGCCTGACGGCCAACACCTGTATAAGTAGACAGTATTGTTCCACAAAGATCCGGGATCGCCTACCCCTGTTTTTCTATTTCTGCTGCAGCTCGTCGCAACAAGCCCTCCAGCGCGGCCTTTACCGTTTGTCGGCGGACGTCATCGCGGTTGCCGGGAAAGTGCGCAAGCTCGGCCGTGACCTCGTCACCCACTGCAAAGGCCAGCCAGACAGTACCGACCGGCTTGTCCGGCGAACCGCCATCCGGGCCGGCAATACCGCTAACCGCCACGGCAAATCGCGCCAGGCTTTTTTCCTGCGCGCCACGGGCCATTGCCTCCACCACTTCCTGGCTGACGGCGCCTACTTTGGAGAAAAGTTTTTCCGGCACGTTCAACTGCCGCGTCTTCTGCCGGTTGGAATAGGTGACATAGCCCGCCTCGAACCAGGCCGAACTGCCCGGTATCCGCGTAATGGCCTCGGCAATCCCGCCGCCGGTGCAGGACTCGGCAGTGGTGACGTGAGCGTTGAGCACCTGCAAACGACGACCAAGGTCGGCAGCCAGTTGAGTGATTTCCTTCACGGTCTTCTCCAGGAATGAGCGAGGGGTTCGCCTACCCTACAGGAGCTTATCGACCATGCAAGATACGGAGTGCATCAAGAGACTAACGCGCGACGGCCTGCACATACGCCTGGCAAGCACGCAAGGCGATCAGGGCGCTGTCGCCGTCGTCGGTGATGCGGATAATTCGCTGAGCATGCGCCGGGTCAAGTCGGGCTCGCGGGACTGCATGAACCAGGCTGCCGGGGGCGGTGGTGGCTGGCACTGTACAGCCACTGGCGGAATCAGCGGCGTCGAGAAGGACTGACAACCGCACATCAGCAGTGGCCAGACGGTCACGCAGAGCAGCTTGGTTGCGTTGGGCATCGTTCAACTCCTGGGTGTGTTGGCGGTCGTTGGCGTTGAGTTGTTGCTCAAGGGCCTGGCGTTGGTTTTGTGCTGCCAGCCTTTGCTGGTTCAGCGCTTGAGCATGGGTGCTTGATTGCAGCTCAAGCTGCGCACCATATCGCCAAGCCTGGACCTGCCAAACAAACGCCATGAGCAGACACACGCCGATCAAACGCAACGCACTTAGGAGATGCATAACACCGCCTTGGCCCGCGCCCACAAGCGCAAACGCTCATCCAGGCCATTGAGACCGCCGTTGATACGCCGAGTGATAGCGGTGAATTGGTCCCTGTCGGCCAGTTCATTCAAACCGTTGCTCTGCCAAAACCAGGCTGCCGATTCGCAAGCCCATTGCGGTTGCTCCAGCAATTGCGGTTGCAGCAGCAGGCGATCATCGCCGAACAGCGCTCGGCTGCAGGCCAGGTAGTTGCGACGCCCCGTGATCTGGATAAGCCCCCTGCCCCGATACTTCTGGCCATCGCCATCCGCCTCGGGCGTGTTGCCCAGCCGGGCGGCCAGGGTACCGGTGTCGTATTTGCTCAGGTAGTGATCGCTACCCAGTTCTCGCACATAGAGCAACTGAGCAGATTCGTGGCCGATTTGGGCGAGGAATGCCGCAGTGCGTTCAGGTGTGGTGATTTGGTGATGGGACATCGCCGTGTTTAACGCCGAAATGAAAACTCCCGCTTTAAGGCGGGAGTTTGGTAGTACTTTAACCAGCTGTTGCTCAGATAGAACCATGCATCCCTCCTTCTTGAGCTCGAGCTTTCAGTGATACACGAACTCAAGCTCCCTCTTCTGCCCGCGCCTAAGACGCCAATCCACTGGCCATGATCGAACTGCGATACCCCGTCGCCGGGTCGCCAACGTGGGTCACTTGAGTAATCGACCAGCGCCCCTGCATGTACGAAGGCCAGGTCTCATCCAGCACCAGCAAGCCTTCGGCAGCGAGCAACGGGTTACCTGGGCAATCGATCTGCAGCTTCAAACCTTCACGGCCCACCCGCCGCAGTTCGCCTTCGGCCACGGCGCGGGCTTCGGCTTCGTTCTGGCAGCGCTGGCGCAAGGTCTTGAACGGGGCAATCCCGACCTGGACCACGCGCTGTTTGCCGGCGGCGGCGTCCCACCAGCTGACGCGGCTGCCCATGTATTTTGAGCGAGCTTTCTCGTCGAGCTTGGCGGTAATGAAGGCGTGCTCACCGGGCCGGTTGTCCCCGGTCACCGATAATTTCACTGGCGGCAGTAGCTGGCCGGAGAGTGACTTGGCCTGCCCCGCTTCGGCCAGTACATAGAGTTCATTGAACGGCTTGGTGACCGCGTTGTAGCGCTTGGCCAGGCGAGTGATGAAGGCCATGTCGCTTTCATTGGACTGGTCGATGTGCGCAATCGCAATGCCGTCCAGCGTCGGTGCCACTCGCGGTGAAAAACCATGGCGGCTGACCAGTTGCCGAAACAATGCCCCCAATGTCGTCGGCCCATGGCTGGCGGAGCGGCGCTGGCGATATCCGCTCTTATCCACCTCACTGAAGGGCGCTGCCGTGGCCACGATCATCAGGCGCATCGGAAACAGCACCGGGGTGCGTTGGGTGACGACAAACTCGCCTTTTTCCACCAAGCCGGTTTCCTGGTAACCGACGCGCAGGCCGATCTTGCCACTCAGGCTGGGCAACCCCTCCAGCCCTTCGATATTGAGGGTCAATTCCAGGCGGTCAGTCTGGATACCGCCAGCGTCGGTGTGGCTCCAATGCATCAGGCGTTGATTGAGCAGCGCCGCGTTGGCGCCGTAGAACTCTACGATCGGGGTAAATCCCTGTGCCATGCAGCCTCCTTAATCCCACGCCAGCACGGGACGCACGGCCGCCGGCCTGGCTTGCATCTCAGGCACGATCACCCATACGCCGGCCGGCAATAGCGGACCGTATTCAGCCAGTTCGGGATTCAAGCGCCAGAGGGTTTCTTCCGCCGCGTCGTCGCAACGCCCCAGCTCGCGATAGAGCAACAGGTTGACCGAATCACCGGCGATACTTCGCACTCTACGCATTGACGAATTCCTCCAGTTCCAGGGTCCAGCTCATCACCATGGCGGTGCCGTCATCGATCACGTTGCTTTGGGTTTCCACCACCGAATTGATCCGCCACAGGCCCCAATTACGGCCGATGCCATCGACCAACGGCAAAGGCGCCCGCGCATTTTGCAGCGCGCGCAGTTCGTCCAGGCGCTGCATACCGGTGGCGTACATGGCTGTACCGTTGAACGTGAGCTTTTCCAGCTTCTGGCCGTTCTGCCGCGACTGGGGCTTGCTGGCAATAATCGCCAGGTCACTCCAGCCGCCGTCGCTGTTGCGGATCAACGACGAATAGGCAAAGCCGCGGGACAAGCCAAAGATAAAGTCGCCGAGTATCATTTGTTGTCGCATCAATCACCTCCTGAAGGATCGGCCAGTGCCGCGTTGCGCCGGATACCCAGGGAGTCGGTGACCATAGGTATGCATTGAAACTGCAGGGCCTGGATCACCTGGTTGACGACCTGCTGGGCATCGGCAGGGTTGACACCGGTGATCTGGATACTCGGTGCAATCGTGACCTGGACGTTGTCGGTGCGGGCCCTGTTGAGCTCCTTGCTCAGTGCATTGGGTGCGGGCAGGCGATCATTTGAGCTGAACAGTTTGTCACCCAGCCAACTGCCTGCTTCGCTGCCCAGCAAGCCACCGATGGCGCCGCCGACTGCGGTGCCGATACCTGGGAAAACCAGGGTGCCGAGCGCGGCGCCGGCGGATGCTCCCGCCCAGGCGCCACCGGCGGTGCTGAGACCGGTACCGACAGCCTTGGCGTCGCCAGTGCGTACGCCCTGGATCACATCCGCGGCGGTGTCGACATACTTCAGCGGGCCAAGGCGACGGGCGCCGGCAGACTCCAGCTTACTCATCATACCCAACAGCCCGGAAGCCGGTATTTTTGGCGCGGGAGTCACCACAGGCACGGCTGAACGCTCATGGCTGAAGGCCTGTGCGTGAGGCTGGGTCGTTGCGCGGGCTTCGGAAGGCAGGGGCAGTCCCCTGCGTTCCAAGGCTTCAATCAGCCCCGGGGTTCTACTTGGGGTCGAATGACGCACATCAGTGTGAGTCGTTCGGTTATTGACCTGGGCACCACGCGGCTGCAAACCTTGCACGGGTGCTCCGGCATGGAAACCATTGGACTGCGCCGGGAATAAGGGTTTGATGAAGCGCTCAGACAGACTGCGCAGCGTCGACATCACCCCAGCATTTTTCACAGGTGCCCGCTTTGTAAACGCCGGCCTCGCCACAGACGCCTGTTTCTTCTGCGCTTGCTGTTTCTTCTGCGCGTTCCGCGCCTTCTGGTTTTTCTGCGACTTGGGCCTATTGCTTCCCTTTTTCCTGGCAGAAGAGCCTCTGCGACTGGAGCGGCGACTGCTCAGTGAGGCTTGGGTTGCAGTGGCGCAGCAGCATGGCTGATCCTTTTTAAAGCCGTCGCTCTTGAACAGTTTGCCAACCACTCCAGGCAGTTTGCCCAGCGTCACGTCGACCACATTGCTCGTCACCCGACTTTTGATCGTGTCTCCCAAACCCGAGAAAAAGCCGGTAACCACCGGTGAAAATACCGGCAGAATCACCGCCTCAGCGGTTTTCACAGTGGTGGCGGCTGCCGGCGATGTGCTGGCCCAGGCGTTGGCTCCATCCATCACTTCGGTCTTTTTCTGAAGCCACACGTCTTCCCAGAGTACCGGTGCCGGCTTGAGCGTCGTAGAGAGCCGCTCCTCACTCTTTGAGGACGCCTCGCGCAGCTGCGCTATGGTTTTTTCCTTGATGGCTGGCGCAGCAAACGATTGTTGAAAGGCCGCGACCGGATCGAGGCTCTTTACCTCGCGCAGCGTCATGGCTTCACGGATCAGCCGCAGTTCTTGCGATGTGCTCGACGTAACTTCGGTGGTTGTCGCCTGATCGCTGCGTTTTTCGGTTTTGGACGGTTCAACGCCCATCGCCTTAAGCTGCGGCAAGGAGGCTTGCAGCGCGTCCACACTATCGCGCAGTAACCCCAGGGACAGCGAAAGACCCTGAAGTTGCAAGCCGGCATTGGTCAGCTCCAGGCCCATCGAGGACAATGGCGCCGCCTCTGCATGACTTTCAAATGCCAACGGGCCCGGGTTAACACTATCGGCACCCTTCGCGCCGCCTGCGTTGCTGAATACACCCTGGCCGTCCTTGACCATGGCATATGCGAGCGAATACTTGTCCTGCATCCCGCTTACTCCTGTTTAACGCCAAGGCGAGTGATCGCAATGTCGTAGCGGCGCAATGCTTTTCCGGCGTCCCAGTCGAGGATCTCCGCCTCATTGACCGAGTAGATCAGCGGCACCACATCGAGGATTACGTCGATGTCGCGCTGCGAAAGAAGTCCGCCGGTTGATTTAAAAAATCGTCGATGCGCTCCTGCAGTTCCGTCCAGTCGGGCACGGTCAAACCGGCCAGGTCGGGAATCATCAGGCCAGTGCAATGGGCGGTGATGAACTCGGCGCGCTCTTTATTGGTGGCGAGCTTTTTCATCACTTTGGTGGCGCGTAGGGCGGGCATTTCCAGGGGTAGTTCGGTCAGGGTTCGGCCGGCTGCGTCCAAGGGCAATAGCAACTGGACGGGTTGGTCGTGGGGTGTCGCGTCCTGTGCGTCCATGAAGAACGACGCAGGGCGCGTCGACATTTCATGTACGTACTGGGCAATGCTCACGTAATCCGGGCGCTTGAGCTGGTCGAGCTCTTTTTCCGACAGGCCGGTGGCGAGTTTCGCCAGTTCGAAAAACTGATCGTCCTCGTCATCTCCGGCCCGGGCCAGCGCGTCTTTTTGCGCGGCGTAAAACAACGGTTTGAGCTGAACCTGCTGGATCGTCGCGCCGGTGTCGGCGGTGATCGGAGCCAGCAGGATATGCAACGGTGGCATCCAGGCCATGGGGCAATTCCTTGTTGAAAGGTATTGAAAAGTACCGAAAATCCAGATCTGAACGCGGTCCCTGTGGGAGCAGGCTTGCCTGCGATAGCGTCAACTCGGTGCTCCAGACACACCGAGTCGCCTGCATCGCGGGCAAGCCCGGCTCCCACATTGACCGTGCCTGCCTTAGATTGCAGTCATTTTTTAAGGCATCAGTACGGCGCGGCGCGCATCGCCAAGAATGTCGACGCCGTTGAGCACGAACTTCTGGGTGCGCACGTCGATGTCGATCACCGAAATGCCATTTTCCAGACGGTTGTAGGTACGGCAAGACAGTTCCAGTGTGGTGGTGGCCTTGTCGCCCATCTTCAGCTTCGCCTCCTCCAGGGATTTGAGCTTGCCGCCGACGGTGTGGTAGGTGAAGTAGGTCTTGCCGTCCTGGTCCTGGCCGGCTTCACGCACGTTCAGCAAAATGTCGTCGCCCGTGCGCACGCCCAGGGCCAGCATGATTTCCGGGCCGGCACCTTGCAGCACCAGTTTGGCATTGAGCACTTTGCCGCTCTTGGCCATTTCTTCGGCGATGAAACGCCCGCCGGACATGGCTTCCATGTCGAACTCGATCTTCGGCGGGGTGAACTCTTCCACGGTTGCGGACAACGGCAGGCCTTGAAGGGTGGCCGCAATGGCCTGTCTGACTCGGTTGGTAAACATTAGAGAACGTCCTCCAGGAACTGCTCGATGATTTCATCGCGTGCGTTGAGTTGATAAACCATGTGTTCGTTCGGCGCGTAGCGGCCATAGTCGATAACGATGAACCAGGTGCCGTTCTTGTACTTCTCGACGCTGTTCAGTTCCGGGTGCAGGTATACGCTGCCGCCGGGGATGGTTTCGTCGGCCACCAGGGTTTGCAGCCAATCGTTGATGCGCTTGACCTCCTGGTCCATGAAGGACTTGGTGAGGTTCTTGGCCATGGCTTTCTGGCCGGCCTTGACCAGCTTGCGGCTGATGGCATCTTCCAGGCCGACGTAGCTGATGAACTTGCCGGTGATGGAGCGGTTACCCAGCAGCGAGAAACCGCCGAGGATGGTGCGCGCGTAGTAGCTCACGCCGTGGCGGTTGAGCAAGTCGCCCTCGGTGGAGGTGTCGAGGATGTTGTACTCGACCACGCGGGAAACATCCTCGGAGAAGGTCACCTGGTTGCCCGGGCTTTCCCACTGCTTGACCTTGGCCAATGCGGCGATGGCCAACGAGGATGGCGACAGGAACACGTTTTTCTTCGCGGCCTTGGAGTACACCGACGGCATGTTGTGCACCAGCAGGCAACGGTCGAAGCCAAGGTCGGCACCGCCCAGCTCGCCGCTGTAGGCAACTTGGTCTGCAACGGAAGCGTCCTTGCCATCCAGCACCACACGCGCCTTGATGCGCTTGCCGAAGGAGGCGAATTCACCGGCGACGGCCTTGGTGCCGGTAAAGCCTGGGGCGCCAATGATGGTCAGGTCTTCCTGGACGCTGCTCAGGGCCGCCAGGCCCAGCTTGCGACCGGTGACCGGGTCGTTGCCGCCGATCACATTGTTGACGGTATCAGCCGGGGTGGCGCCTTCTTCGACGATGACCACATAGACCGGCACCTTGACCACTTTGAGGATCTGGTACACAGCCTGGAACAAGGTGCCCGACTCGGTGCCGGTAGGGTCCAGCAACGCCTGGGTGGTGAAGCTGTTGATACGGAACGGCGCGTTTTTCGGGATCGATGCGTGGGCATTCGGCGCAGTGCCGACCAGGCCGATCACGTTATCACCCAGGCCACCCATGGCCTCGGGGGATTCAGTGGCATTCACAGTGATGCCGTTGTGCTCGAAGTTCAGGACTTCTGCCATGGTTATTCAGCCTTCTTGGGGGTGGAATTGAGGACGCTGGTCAGTTCAAGGCGGCCAGCGGTGCGTAGGGCGGATGCTTCGACGTCGAGCAGTTCCAGTTCCTCGCCGGCGGTGGACCAATGGCCGTTGCCGATGGGGAATGGGATGAGGACGGTGTAGGTTTGACGGGTGGGCATGGGTGGAAATCTCCGGGTGGAAAATGCCAAAGCCCCTGCGGGGAGGGGCTTTAGGGAGGCGAAAAAAAACCGCTTTCGCGGTGGGGATCAGTTGCGATCAGGCAAGGGGTAGAGCGCCTTGATTTCGGCGACTTTGTCACGCCAGGCCTTTTCTTTTTCTGGAGTGTCGTCGTATTGCCATTCCAGAAACAAAGGATCAGCTTCAGTTACGTACAACGTACGACGCGCAGAGATAACACTTTCCAACTTGGCACTGTTTTCCGCCTGCATGACGAGTTCATCTGCGCGAACCTCGTCAAACCCCAATGCCATCAACGTTGGGCGGTCCGCAGGAACATTGATCAGCGTCTCACCCGAGGGCAGCAGTAGTTTTTTGATATATCCAACCATCTTCACACCCCTTTTGCTGTGTAGCGCAGGTCGTTATCCAACGTGTAAGCCAATCGGCTTTCCGGATAAGTTTCTCCAAGTTCGGTGGCGGTTATCGCAAACGGTTTCACCTTCCAGGAAATTTCATATTCAGGGGTCACTGCTTGACTCAATTCCACTTCAGCATCTGAGCGACTGTACTTCACAGGTTCCTCAAAGCTCTTGGTGACGATATACGTCAGCCCACCACGCAAATAGCAGCCAGATTCCTGCGGGGACGAGACCAATGTGCCTGGTGTCTGGTTTAGCCAAATGGGCTTCAAGCCAGTGACCGGACGGACGTACGACCACATCCCGAATTGAGCACGACGGACGGTTTCTCGGTAGGTTTGAGAGATGCGCTTGATAGTCAAAAAATTAGCATCCCCATTCCATGGGATCCCACAGCCCTCCATTTGCAGATTTAGACCGGCGACATGTGGCTCGAAATTGTTGTTGAATGGATTGAGGCCTGCGTCCAAGCCATAGTTTCTGGAAATTATGATTTCCGACATACCTCTCTCGTTACCTGGCATACGCCACCAGACCGGATAAAAAATATTGGTAGACAGTCCTGTAAGATCAATTGTTTGCGTATAAGAAGCACGACCATTAATATCCTTAGCCTGCACACTATTACGCCAAGCAGTAAACTGACTCGAAGCGGCCTCTACCCGCGCATCAATCTTCCCAATTTGATTGGTAACCGTCTCCGTAAGCTTATTACATGCATCCACAACTTTCGTGATAGTCGTTTCAAGTCCCATCATCAACTCCCTGTCAATTAATCTTTCCAGCACTTTTGTCAGTGCAATTACTTCGCTTCGATATGCATGACTCGAAACATCAGGTCAAGGTGGCGTGACATATTGCCAACCGAAGCCGCCGCCATAATCGCGATCTCTTCAGCCAACAATACGTTCAGGTTTTCACTCCCCACCACAATCGTCACGCTATCCGCCGGCAACGGCGAAACATCCAGCGTAAACTTCTGCAGCACCCGCGCCGCCGCCGCTTTATACGTCAGCAACTTCCCCGCTACGGAATACACCGCCAGCAAGGTCCCACTGGCGAGGTAAAAACCGAACTCGCCAATCTCATACTCACCGTCGCCATCAAACAGCGCGGCCATCCTGAGTTGGCGCTCGCCCAGGTCTTCGTAATCGACGATGGCCACCCGTTGGCGCTCGTCACGCAAGGCCACTTCTGTGCCGTCGGGGGTATAGCGGCCAGTGCCGGCGCCGATATGGGTGATTTCGCCTTTGAGGCCTTGGTTCTTTGCCTGCAGCACTTCATCCAAACCTTTGGAAGTGAAGCGCACCAGGCGCGTGATTTCATCTGTCATGGCTGCGCCCTGAGGTCGTAGTCGTTAATGGTGTAGTGCTGGGCAACCCCGGCACTGTTTAACCGGGCAATCAGCGCCAATTCCGGCAACGCACCGTTTAGATAGAACTCGCCGTCGCTTAAAGGGGCGTCGAGTACTTGCGTGAGCGCAAGCTGACCTTCGGTCTCATGCACGATGGTAATCGTCGCCTGGTCGCGCTCACTCTTGGCCGCATTGATACGCCGGATCAGCCGGTTGTGATCACCGCTGGACCAACTGCGCCCGATGATCGCCTGCACGTCGAAGGTGTAAGGCACACCCAAGGGGCGCTGCTGATACCAGGCGCTGATGTTGGGGGTAAAACCCAATGACTCCACCGCATGACTCAGCGCCTTGGGCGTACCGGCCTGGCGCTGGATCTGCCAGGACAACGCCACGGTCAGGCGCTTTTCCGCCTCGCTGGCCTCGGCATCCCATTCGCTGACGCCGCGGTCGGCGGCCAGGTAAGGGAGGAATTCGCTTGGGGTTTGAAGTGGATTCATCAGCGCTGGAAACGGCGGTGTGACTCGCTCAAGCAACGTGCCGAAGCCCAAGTCCAACGCCTTTTCCAGCGGTGAACTGTTGGCCGGCAACAAACTCGCTTTAGGCTCACTCATAGCGTGCGCACCTCCACCTCGACACCTGTGCAATACGGCGCCTGGAACGCGGTGCTGACAATCGGCGCCAACGGTTCAAGGATTTGCAGTTGCGCAGCGCCGGCACTGTGGATGGCGTAGTCGATCCAGCTGGGGTCAACCCGCCCCTCCAGGCGATGGCAGGACTCTGCGTAGTCTTGCAGCAGTTTCTGCGCCGCTACCTGGGTCAGCCCCGAGTCCGGGCCGGCGTTGATCTTGGCCACCACGCGAATCTTGTAAGGTTGAATCTGAGCGCCCTGGACGGTGACAAGATCGGTTTCCGGCCTTACATCCGGCCGTGCGAAATGTCGACGCACACCGTCAAGCAAGTCGGCAGATGGTGTGCCGTCGCCCTCCCTGGAAAGTACGGTAACCATGACTTCGCCCGGTGCGGTGCGTCGAGCGTTGCCGTCCTTGACCTGGGCCGCATAACCATCCGGATCGAAGGTGTAGGTGACAGTCACCACTCCCGGCGTCGCACTCTGCACTTTCACCGCCGGACGCTCGCCAAGGGTGAACACTTCGCGGCGATACTGCATCCGCGAGCCGGCCGCCGGAGCATGGGGCGCCAGGTAGTAACGCAGGCGAGCGTCGTCGTCGCTTTCCAGGGTGGGCGGTACCGGCGGGAAAGCAGCCGGGTCGCCAGGGTCGAGCACTTGGCGTTCCAGACCCATATCGGCCAGGCGCGCATCCAGGTTGCTGCCGGTGGCCCACCACGCGAGCATCTGCTTGATACGCGCGTTGTATTTGCGCTCGTGGGTTTGCAGGCGCACGCAAAACGCTTCCAGGGCCAGGGTCAGCAGTTCGCTTTCATTGTCGAGACTGACTTTGAGTTTGGCCGCGCTTTGCGGAGCTCGGCTGGCAACGTAGTCGATGACAAACGCCTTGAACTCGGCGAGCAACGGTTCGAACTCATCCACCTTGATGATGGCCGGTTCCGCCAGCTGGTTCTGGCCGGGGATCAACATGCTCATGTCACGACCTCGAAGGTTTGTTGGCGGTTTTTCCAGTTGCCGGCAAACCGCAGCAGCAGGCCGGCGCCTTGACGGGTGGCGACGATGACCTGGGGTTCAAAATCGTCGATGCCATTGTGGGTGTTGTAGAACGCCTGGGCGGCGTGGCTTTGGGCGAGGATCAGCAGGTCATCACCGAGGTTCTGGCCGAGCAGTTGTGGGATCAGCGAGCCGTAAAACGGACGCTTTTGCCGAGTGCCCACGGGGGTGGTCAGCGCTCGGGTGGCGCGCTGCACAAATTGCAGCCAGTCATCGACGGCTGCGCCGGTGTTCCTCTCGATTCCGAGCATGGGATGTCCTTATCGGGGGCTGATGAGTCGTCCTTGATGGTCCACCACCGGGCCGCTGAAGTGCGCGCCGCCGGCATCGAGCAACAGGCTGGTGCCACCGATTTGCAGAATGATGCCCTGGGCGTTGAGGGTCAGGCTGGTGGCGCCGACCTTGACGTCGACTTGTTCGCGGGAGCCGCTGAAGGTGGTGGGGCCATTGACCCAATTGAAGGTATGACTGGCATCGTCATAGTCGCTTTGGGTGCCATCTTGATGGCGACGCCGGGTCAGCGTCGCAACACTGGAGACCGGTGGAAAACGATCACTGTTGAGACCAAACAGGGCCACGGACTGCGCACCGCCTTCCCCGCCCCCGTAGTTGAGCAACAGACATTGTTCGCCCACTGTTGGAATGCGCGTTTCGGTTTGCGCACCGGCGCTGGGATTGAAAAAGCGGATCGATGGGGTGAGCAAGTCACCGTGGCTGACCTGGCAGGTATTGCTGGCAGCATCGACCTGCTGGCAAACGCCAATCCGGCAGAAGCTTTCGGCGCGTCGATACAGGTCTTCGAGTTGGGTCTCCATTTCCGCCAAGCGTTCGATGATCGGTCCCAATTGCATGCGTAACAGCGCGTCGAACATGGGCTACTCCGCCAGTGGCTTGTATTGGGCCGGGTCGTCGATGTTGGAGACGTCCCAAGTGCAGGCAAACAGCGGCTGGCCTGTAGGATCTTCAAGTAACGGCGGTCCCAGATAGACGGTTTGGGTGAAGGAAACCGTCCAGGTGTCGTAGTCCGCATCAAGGGTGCTGCGCACAGCTGGAGCGGCGACGATATTGGCGGGCAAATCGCACTGTGCCTGGGGCAGGTTCCAACGGTTATCCAGCACCAGGTCCATCAGTTGGCTGGCCAGGTCGCAGGCATCGAACGGCAATGCACCGGGGGCGACTATGGCCCTGAGTGAGATGCTCAGCACGTGGGCCTTGCGCCCTTCGCGAGAACGAATGCCCGGGCCATTGCCTTCGACGGTGACCTGCACACCGGTTTTTTCAGTGTCGCCCTGGAAGTCCTGATGACTGCCGACCTTGAGGTCCGGGAAGGCTGCATGCAGCGCAGCGCCCACGGCCTGGGGCAGTTGGGATGGCTTTTCGATAAGCGTCATTTTGAGTAGCGTCCTTGCAACAATTACTGCGGGTCCTGGCCGGAGCCTTGGTTGATCCCGATGCGCTTGGCCGCCCACCGTTCATAAAGGCCGATAGCCACATCGGCACCGGCCATAGCGGTGAGGCAACCAATGGCGCCGGCGGTCCAGATCGACATGCCGGCGGCGTAGCACAGCATCAGCGCCGAAACCCCGCAGACCATGCAGGCCCCGGAGCGCAGCGCCAGACGGCGGATCAACGACCAACCGCGGGCACCTTCCTTGTCGGCGCGCCACATTTCTCCAGACACTCCGCCGATCACGGCCAATACGATGACCAGCCAGATAGGCATTTCCGCTAACGCTTGCTGTTCATTTGTCATGTCACGCCTCCTGGCTGAGCAATTAATAATCCATATTTCATTTACACATGCTTCGATAGGTAGGCATTCCAAAAAGCCCGGTTGCCCGGGCTTTTCAGTAATGCTGTCCTCGGACTTTCGGCGCTACTGGCGCGGTACGGTCCTTTCCTCAATGTTTTTCCGACCACGATCCCTGTCTGCCGGATAACTGCTTCTGGTGCTTTACGCTGCACACCCGGGTCAGTTGCCAACCCTCTGAACCGTCAAGGCCGGTTCATCGCTGCCTGTTTTTGAAGCGTTGAAACTAAAGAGCGTCGGCATCCTTGCCGGTGTTGCCTGGCATCCCTGCCATCGCTTCGATGGCGTCCTTGCCGATGTTGCGTGCCTTCCTTGTCTTCCTTGGCAGCATCCTTGCCGCCTCCACCAGGCCTTGTTGGCTGGCTTGAGGTGAAGAATATGCATGTATGCATATACAGTCAATGCACAAATGCATTTATTTTTGCTATGGAAATGCACGGATGCATTTGAAGCCTTGCGGGCTTGGGGTTTGGCGGTTTTCTGCGGGCGAAAAAAAACCCGCTCATGGGCGGGTTTCGTCTTACGCGAGGAGGTTAGCGGGCGTACATGCCCCACCAGAAAACATGCCCGAGAATGCTGATCTGCTCATCCTGGATATCCTGGAAGCTGTAGTCCTCATCCGGATGCTCATCACGATTGAAGCTGCGCAGGCGGATTCCCGAAGGCAGGCGGTAGAGCTGTTTGACCCGCAGTTGGCCGTTGTGGTTGATGGCATACAGATCACCATCGACGATATCGCCAATGCCGCTCTTGCCGGCGTTCACGCCAACCGTGGCGCCATCACGCAGTACCGGCAACATACTGTTGCCGCGCACCGTCACGCACTTGGCCTGGTCGAACTGCACGCCGTTATGCCGCAGGCTACGCTTGCCGAACCGCAGGCTGGCCTTCTCGCTTTCCTCGATGACGAATCTTCCTGATCCAGCAGCCAATTCAACCTCGCGCAGAAAGGGGATCGACACCTCGTCATCATTGACGGGAGTGTCGTCGTCCCACAGGCTTATGTCCTTGAGTTCCGAATGCATCGGGTCGCGCCCGTCATCGCGCAACCCACCCACCGCAGCGCGCCCGCGCAGTTGGTCGGTGCTCACGCGAAAATACTCGGCGATGCGCGAGATGTGTTTATCCGACGGATCAACGATCTTGCCGCTGAGGATCCGGGACAGTGTGGATTGAGGCACGCCGGTGCGCCGGTGAAGCTCCGTGGGGGAGATTCGGTCGCGATCCAGCAGCTCTCTTAAGACGATAGAAACGTTGCGTTTTTGCATAACGCGGATAGTGACGTGAGTTTTCGGAGTTGGCAAATGCTAATTTGCATATTTATGCATTAAACAGCCAATTCTGTTTACCATGAAACAAAATACTGTATATGCAAACAGTTGATTACCCACTACTCTTGCGGGCGGCCTGATTGAGACGCCACGGATGTCAACGTCCCTTGCTTATCGACAATTCAGGGGCTATGTATAAAACTCCTTAATCACCTAGCCAGCAACGACGGAGGTGCTCATGGCTTATTCAGCGCTAGCTGTTGCTAACGCCTTCATTGAACGCGCGAAGGAAGGCAAGGTTTCGGGCCTGACCCCGATGAAGCTGCAGAAACTGCTGTTCTATACACAGTCCTGGCATTTGCGCGAACGGGACCAGCCCCTGATGGATGACCACTTCGCCCGCTGGCAATATGGCCCGGTCATCCCGTCGCTTTACCATGAGTTGAAATCCTACGGTAATCGCCCGGTGACCGCACTGCTCAGCAACCTGAAGCCCGACGCCGAAGACATTGTCTTCGTAACACCGAGGGTTCCTGAGAGCGATACCTACACCCATCGTTTGATTGACCGGATCATTAACAAATACGGCAAATGGTCCGGCACCCAACTGTCCAACCTTTCCCACGAGGACGGCACAGCCTGGGCCCTCAAGGGCGCCGACGGTTCGGCTATTGACTGGGAAGACATGGCAGCACTCATTCACCCAAAGAGCCGCATCCGTGAGTGAAGAACTCGACAACCTGGAACTCACCCTGCCCCCCGTGGCAGGGCCTGACCAGGACACCCAAGCCGGTGGCGAGCAAGCCATAGGCACCGACGATGAAAGAAGCCAGAACCTCAAAGACCAGAAGGCTGAAAGGCAACTGCGCAAGAAATATGCGGGGCGTGCGTTTTGGTTCGCTGCGTGCGGGGTGATCTTCTGGGGGGTCCTGCTGGTGTGGAATGGCTGGTCGACGTATTACTCGGGTAAAGCGCCGTTCTCGGACAATGTGTTGATTGCCATCACTACGGCGACTTCAATCAACTTGTTTGCGGCGTTTCTTGGGGTGATCAGAGGGTTGTTTCCGGCCAGTGGGCGTAAATCCAAATAGTCTGGTCGTACTCATGCCCTGACTTCTCTCTATCCGGCATTGAGATGTGAGCACGCAAAAGTCAGCTCATCATTTTCAAGGCACTGATCGGATTTTTAGTTTTTGCCCACCTTATCCAGCAGCGACCGGCTGCAAAAATCGCACCGAGGCGGAGTTTCATCTTGCGGCCAACACTCCAGATTTCCGCCACGTCCGTATTGCGCAAGACCCAGTCCCGCTTAATCGGGTCGGTGATATTGGCCACCCCGGCCAGCATCAATTGAAGCCGCACCCGCGGCGGCTTCTGTCGTCGGCCAGTCAGCGGCGCGGAGTCTGCAAAGCGTGGTAGCCGTAATCGGCGCGAGCTTTGCGTAAAGGAACGCCCGCCTCGATAGCCGCACGAATATGTTCTTCGGCCTGGTGGATTTCTTCGGCCACCTCCAGCACTTCGCTCAGTGAGCCGGCCGGAATCACCACCAGGCCGTCACCGTCGCCGCGCAACCAATCATCGGGTTGTACCCGCACGCCACCCAGCGTAACGGGCGCCTGGATCGCTTCGACACGCACGCGATCCTTGCCGGTGCGCATCCAGTTCCCCCGGGAAAAGATCGGGTAGTTAAGCTCCAACGCACGGTCGACATCGCGGCAGATACCGTCGATCACCGTCCCGGCCAACTGCTTACGGGCGGCGGTAGAGGTCAGCAAATCGCCCCACACGGTGGTGTCGAGCCGCGCCTGGTTGTCGATCACTACCACCTGGCCGGCCTCAAGGTCGTCGATGTAGTCACCCACCGAGCCGCCGTCCAGGCCAATAGGGCCGTAGCGCAGGGTCCAGGCTTTGCCTGTAAGGTTGAACGACCGGTCCAGAGGCATGATGTCGGTGCACTGGCAAACGATTTTCAGGCGGTCCATCGCATCGCTGAGGTCGGTGCAACTCAGGGCGTCGAGGCGGGTAACAATAGAGGTTTGCATAATGTGGCCTTCCTTGTGTCCTGTGGGTTAACGCGCGGTGGCGTCGGCACTGAATGCGTGGATCTTGTCGACGATCTGGCGTGACGCCGTCCGGATTGCCGTAGTGGTATTGCCAGCGATGTGCGGCGTCAATTGCGCATTGGCAATAGCGGTCAATGGCGAGTCGAAGCGGTCTTTTTCAAGGGCAAAGGTATCGATGGCGACGGCTTTGATATGCCTGGGAAACTGGCGCATGAAGGCGGCCAACTGGTGTTCGTCGACGATCCCGCCGCGCGCGGTATTGATGAGGATTGATCCCTGGCGCATCTGCTGGAACTCGGCAGTGCCGAACAAGCCTCGGGTCTGCGGGGTGAGCGGTACGTGGATCGAGACGATGTTCGCCTCGGCCAGTAACTGTTCAAGACCTGCCCGCCGTTCAAGCCCAAGGCTGTGCGCCACCGGTTCGGTAAAACGTTCGGACCCGGTGGCGATCACCTTGATGCCCAGCGCCGCAGCCTTGCGCGCCACCTGCCGGGCAATGCTGCCGGTGCCCACCAGCCCAAGCGTCAGTTCGGCATATTCGCAGGCAGGTGCCAAGGAGCCTTTTGCCCAATGGCCGTTGTGCGTTTCCGCGTTGTAGTCATCCAGGTCGCGCGACAGAAACAGCGCCTGGGCCACGACGTATTCGGCAACAGCGGCCGCGTTGGAGCCCGGTGTATTGAGGATCGCCACACCACACTGCTCGCACGCCAGCCGATCAATATGATTGACCCCTGTGCCAGCCTGGGCAATGGCGCGCAGTGGCGTGGCCAACGCCGGCGAGGTGGTAGCGCGGATCAGGCCAGCGCCCAACGGGATGTTCAGGCGCGTCTTGAACACGCTGTAGCCCCCGGCCTGACTCACGGCGGCAATAAAGCCAGGCTCGTCATGGCAGTTGATCTCGGCATAGTGAATGCGCGTGCCGTAGTGCTGGCGAATGCGCTCTTTGTCCGCGAAGTAATGCAGGTTGAGGGTGACGCCCAGGCCCAGCTCAAGAAAGCGATCGACTTCCTCAAACAGTAACGGCGGCCCGGGGGCATCCAGTATCAGGGTGGTAACTGCCATACAGTTGATCCTCTTGGAGGGTAGCGCCTGCCGATACCCAGGTTGCCCTGGGCATCGGGGTTAATCACCAGGTGAAATGGTGGGCGCTTGCGGGATCGACCAAGCCTGCATCGGTACTCACGGCCGCGAGGAACCCGCTGTAGAAATCATTCAGCGATGACGACTGGATGAACGCGGGATTGCTTTTGGCGTAGATCAGAAACAAGCGATAGATTCGCAAGTTCTTTTCCTTGAGGTAGACCTCGGCCCTGAGGCTGGGCCATAGGTTGAGCAAGCTGCCTTCCTTGATTTTCCATGGATCCGCCGGCTCGGTGCCGTTGGTGGCTTTGTACACGAAGCGCTTACCTTCAATCACTTCCAGGTGCAGGCTGGCCAGCAGCTGTTCGGCGGTGCCGACGGCTTCGGTCTTCAAGGCTTGCGCCAGCATCTGGATGTGGGCCTTTTCCGGGATGCTGCCGGTCAGGGTCAGCCAGGCGCATTTGAGGTCGGTTCGCGCAATGGCGTAGGCCATGCCTTTGACGTAGGTGTGAAAGCTCTCATCCTCGTTGAAGGCCTTGGACAAGTAAGTTGCCGGCTCTTGCGCAAACTGCCCGACGCCGATCAGTTCGCTGTGCAATCCACCGGCCAGCAAAGCGCGGGTCCAGGGAATCGCACGAATGGCATCGGGACGCGACTCGAACACCTTGATGTTGAAGATACGAGAAGGCGGCCGGGTGCCTTTGGCGGTGGCCCTGACCACATCGAATCGCGCCAGGTCCCGCAGCAGGGAAGGCAGCGCCGGATGCTCGAAGAACGTCGCCTGGTAGCGGCGCACCACGTCCCCCCAACGTTGAACCCTGCCGGCAATGACCTCCTCGGACGGCTGCGGCTTGGGCTCGGCGTGCATACGGTACAACTGGCTGAGAAAGTTGACGGACTGGTTGCGGGTCAGCAGGTGAGCGCGCATCTCCGCACAGCCGGCCAGCATGAAGCGGGTTTCCGGGCCCTCCAGCGCGCCGAACTCCTGCAAGGTTTCGGCGATCACCCCATTACACCGTGCGTGTTCCCCGCCCATGATGACGTGGACGACCACCTCGATGCCGTAGCGGGCCGCGATCAACTTGTGCTGATTGGCAATAGCCATGTTCAGCTTATGCATGGCCTTGCCGCCTTGCTTGCCCGTGTCGCTGGGGCCAAACGTGATGTATTGGCGGTTGACGCGCGTTGCCAGGTGCTGGCGGTACACCGGGTTTTCGTACACCTCATGCACCGTGGCCAGCGTGCGCTCGGCGCCTGCCAGGTCTTCAGGTTGCAAAGCGATGTCAATCCCGTCCCGTACCTGGGCCGCTTTCATCAGGAACAGCACCTCCAGCGCGCTGATGGCCGAGGTGTACTCGGCGATCCCGTGGATTTTCATCCGGTCGCGATAACGGTCGATCATTTCAAACCGTTCCACCGCATTGCGCGCATCGTGCATGCGGATATAGCTCGGATCCTGCTCCATCAGCGCAATGTAATCCTGGCCGGCATATTGCTCGGCTTTCCGGGTGTAAATCGGCGTGGTGCGTTGCAAATACTCCTGCCACAGGGCAGCGGGCGTCCGGGCAGCCCCGCCCTCCAGCGCGACCTCAAGGGCGGCCTGACGCGCACGCTCATCCAGCTCGTGATAGTGCCGGCCCTGGCCCAGGCCGATGGTTTCCAGCCACTGGCTGGAAAGAATCTCATCGACCACGCTGCTGAACATCTCGGCGTTTTCACGAAACTCGATATCCAGATAGTGAAAGCCAAACGCATGCACCCGCAGCAGCAGACGGTCGATGGCGGCGGGCTGGGTAAAACGGATGCTGCTCAGTGCGTCGATCAGTTCGGCGGGACGCTTGAAATGCTCGGGATGATCCTTGCCCACGCGAGCACGAATCTCTTCAAGGCGATGCCGTGCGCCGCCGTCCTTGATCAGACTGTCGATATCAGCGATGTAGCGATTGCGCAGCGCCGTTTCCAGCGCCACCACCAGGGTTTCGGTGTGCTGGTTGGTGTCATAGGGGCGGCCATCCTTGTCGCCGTATAACCAGGTGAACAAGGTCAGCCATTTTTCCTGCGGCGCCAGGCCCAGGGCGTGATGCACGTCGGGCAACGCGTCATACACACTGTCGGCGTAAAAAATCTGTGACTCGATATCGGAGCCATTACTGCCCGACCACACGGCGTTGTACAACTCCAGCAGGAGCTGCGCAGTGACTTGAGGCTTTTTCAGGCCACGATCCTCGACGTGCTGTGCCAGTTTCTGCAAGACCAGCACAACGGAATGCTTGAGCTGGTCGGTCTCTTTGCACAGCACTCCCAGGCTGATATTTACTCCCGCAGGCGCTGCAATCAACTGCGGATCGAGCGTGAGCAACTGACGAGGCAGACTGGCTTGCGAAGCAATCTGGGTCGCCACACTCCTGACCGACAATTCGAACAGCAGTTGCTTGATCAGTAACAACTTCCAGAACGCCTCGACGTCTTTGCTGGAGCGCGATTCGAAGAACGCCTTGCCCAGAGCTGCGGCCAATTTCGAATCACCCTTGTCCAGATACGACAGCGTATCGATTTCAGCATAGATCCTGAGACAGGCACGGGCATGCGGAGTGTGGGAAGCATCATCCGTGTTGGCCTTGAGTGCGTGCTCCAGGGCTCGCCATAGGACGTCATGCAGTAGCGCGGGGTTGGTATGACCGAGTGAGGGGCGAGTTGATGCATTTTCCAGTATGGAGTTGATCACATGATTCATGGGTTCAAGCCTCGATAATTGTCAAATCCCTTGTTTGCAGTGCGCCGAACAGACACACGCAAAATCATCAATGTCCCAGGCTTAACCCACTGCGTCGTAACGAACGGAAATCACCTGTTCGCCGACAGAAAGCCCCCTTGTCGGTACCGAAAAACGGCAAAAAAATGAAACAATTTGTTACATCCGTGAGCAATAAAACATGCTCCGAATTTTTCAACAAAAGACCTTTTTGGAATAGACACTCAGGAAAAAATGATAGGAAGCTAATAAAAATTACATCAATGATTCTGTTTTAGTGCGGATGTTTTTTCTAAAACCCTGATTATTCGAAATTAAATTCACCCGCTCAAAAACGCTCGCCCCAGGAAGAATCTCGCGAAGGCACGACCTACGAGCGCAACTTAAACAATTCTTCATAAACACGACTTTATTAAAAGCCAGAGCAGGTTCACGCGTTAACAGCGGTGTTTCCTTGCAAAACGCTTTGCACCACACCTCCAATCTCCTCCACGTCGCCAAGCTGCTCGCAGAAGATGCGGCGATGACCAAGGAGACGGACCGTTACGCCTGGGCTTCGCATTACTTGCAGGAAATGGTCAAGACGGTGGTTGATGATGTGGTGAAGGTGTTGGATTCGCCGGTTAATACTCAGTAAGCCGCGAAACAGAAAAGGCTGGTAACCGCTAACCTGTGGCGGCGCCGCTCCTTTAGTGGTGGATGTCGGGGCCGCACCGCTTTTGCTTTTTACCTATCCGTTTGCGACCTGCGAACCCCCGACCTCGCGTGTTAACCTTGCCGCCATCGCAAAAAATGCTGGGCCAAGCGCCCCCTTTGCCCCATCACTTTCAACGAATTTGCCTACTACCCAATGAGTAAAAACACTTCAGACCTGTCCTCCCACACCCCGATTGTGTAGGGGTATGTGGGGGACTTTGAGGGATAGGCCCGTGGTTGCGGGCTTTGACGCTCGTACACAGCAAGTTGCATAAACGCATGATGGGCATTGAATGGCATAGATTGGCGTACGGTTTGCCCCATTTTTGCCCCACATATGCCTAAACTCGCTTTGTTTCCTGCGGGACCCCCAACGACGCTCTAACTGTACATGCGACGTCTCTTAGATCAGCGAGCCTTCGAAGCTCTTAACGAGACCCTAATTCCCTTTACGCACGCCAATATCTTCAAGGCTGTCAGCTGAGTTTAGCTTTAAGTACTAACATCTGGGGACCTCCTGGGATCGTTTGAAGCAAGCCATCACTATCAGTCGCAATGCCCAACCAATACTTTGTAAATGCCCCCCCGAAATCCATGAGTAGGATGTATGGCTTTCGTAGAGTGTGCCTACACTGGAGGCAGATCGAATCGTCGCCTTACACCTAAACCGCCATGTGAGATTTTCGTACGTGTCCGACATTGCCTCCGTAATCGCAGAGTTCTCCCCTCTCGTATCCCCCTTATGGGAGAACATCAAAGGTTTTGCTAATTCTTCCTTCACGACTTCACTGGCGGGCGCTTTCGCAGGTGCGATAGCTGCGCAGCGCATCGCTGAAAAAGGCAAATTCAGAGATGAATTAGTAAAGGAATTTCAAGCTACGAACGCGGTGATATCGCTCGCAATAGGTATGGCCGCCCAAGCTATGGCACTAAAAAAACAGCACGTTAGAGCCCTGAAGAGCGATTACCTTAACGATCTGAAGAGTTTTGAGGCGCATAAAGAAAAAATCTATGAACGCAAAATTGCAGCAAATACTCCTTTCGAAGTAAAACCTAACTTTCTGTTTTTTCCGGAAATTTCTCCTCCAATCGCTAAACTCCAAGATATCGTCCTGAACCGCCTTTCTGCCGTGGGACGGACAATTGCAGTTGTGACCGCACTTGCTGATTCTGTGGGAAATCTGAATGGAGCTTTATCCAAGCGAAACGAGCTTCTGAACGCTTTCAAAAACAATGACTTTCCTGAAGGAGCCTCTTTCCACCATATGTACCTAGGCGTGTCGTATGGTGAAACCCACACAAACCAAGAGTACGGTAATTCGGTAGAAGCCATTTCTCTCTATACGGATGACATGATTTTTTTCAGCATTAAGTTATGTGAGGATTTGCGGGATCATGGTGAGACACTCAAAAAACGCTACAAATCGCGACTGAGGGGAAACCCACCAAGGATCTCAACTACAGACTTTGAAAAGCCGCGTCAGGATGGCTTGGTCCCGAAAGACGAAGATTACGTTGATTGGCTATCAGGCTTCGTCACCGTCCAAAAGGCAAGCTCGAAATGGTGGCAGCGTAAATAAAACCCTGTCCGCGGGAGGGCGACAGTTGGTTCTTCGCCTAGTTTTTTCTTGCAGTGGTGGCTTCCTAGACTGCCGACCAGCTCTTCGTCGGATTAGGTAAGCCATGACTGAGCCCTCAATATACTGTTTACATATACAGAGTCCTGTCAGAGCAACGATTATGCACATTTTCTATCCTCTGCCGATTCAGCACCTAGCCCGGATCGCAAGCATCCACAAGGGTTGACAAGGTGATTGGCTGTGCTCAATATATGTGCACAGCCGTTGAACGGTTGACCAAAGTGTCGGTTAAGTCCGATGCAATATACTGCGCATGCAGACCACAGCCACCTTTAAGGTGGCTGTTCTATTTCTGAGGGTTGTGAATGCATATCTGCTATATCGACGAGTCCGGCGATTCACAACCTGTCCAAAGCAACGTTGACGATAAGCAGCCTATGTTGATCGTTGCAGGGCTTTTTGTGGATGCGCAACGCATCAGCAGAATCACCGATGAGTTCATCAGCCTTAAACGCCGGTTCTATCCCAAGCTCTTCAAGGATGAGAAGCACGCCCTTAACGTGCTACTCAAGGAAATTAAAGGGTCGGACTTGAGGAGCGATGTAAGACGACACCCCGTGACCAATCCACGGATCGAGCATCACTTCAAATTTATCGATGGCGTTCTGAGCATATGCAAAGCTCACGGCATCAAGCTAGTAGCGCGAGTTTGGGTCAAGAAGTACGGTCAAGCTCTTGATGACCGTTCTGTATACACCATCACCGCTCAAAACATCGCGAAGCGGTTCCAGCATTTTCTAATTGACCAAGAATCCCGAGGCATGATCATCGCGGATTTTCGCGACCCTGCGCGCAACCGGTATGTGGCTCACTCAATCTTTACTCAAAAGCACAAACTGGGCAAAGGCGGAGATGCCTATCCATCTATTGAGGAAGCCGCAGTCTTCGGTATCAGCGACAACCACGCCTGCCTGCAAATTGCGGACCTGATCTGTTCAACCATCCTTTACCCTATCGCTGGCCGCATTGTTTGTGATGGTACTTTCAACAACGTTCACACCCATCCAAATTACGACTCGATCGTTCAGCGATATTCCAAACGCATCAAGGCTATGCAATATCACTGCGCAGAGAACGGCCAACGGAGGTGGGGAATTACCGTGGACGACCCGCATGGTCGACGGACCTCAATTTTCCCCCAACCACAACCTCTAGTACCTTCACAAGTGGCCGCGCCACTACAAGCCAGCTCCAATGATGGGGCTGTGTAGATCACGCGATTCACAAAATCCTAGATCAGGGATTTTCGAAAACTGAAACTAATCGCAGGCAACCGACCAAAGCTGATCAAGCCGCGTTGTATAGCTTTGGCTCATCATCTCTCGCCGCATACCCCATTCAGGGTTGACGGGCACACTGGCTGATCGCAGTGTCCCCCTACCCCACCGTTCGTTGATCTGATCCAGAACTGTCATCACCCTAGTTGACTCTGCCGGCTGTGATTTAGCGAACAGGTCATCGGTGTACTCGCCTGGCTGGCATAGGTCGATCAGCATCACCTCGGCCTTGCTATATTTGAAGCCTGATCGAAATATACGATCAAGCGCCCCTACCGCCGCCTGGGTGAGCAGGCGAACGTCGTCAGTGGGGTAAGGCATATCTACCACCACACCGTTGGCGTATTTCGCCTCTTCCGGATTGAACATGCCGGTACGGATGCTCACGCGCACCTTCTTACACAGCGAATTCTGGGCGCGGAGCTTCTCAGAGGCTCGCATCATGTACGTGGCCACCGCTTCTTTTATAGGAGGCAGCTCCGTCAACCGCTTGCCGAACATACGACTGCAGCAGATCTCCTGCTTTGGCGGATCGGGTTCGTCCAGCTCCAGACAAGGCGTACCGGCCAGCTCCCTTGCCGTCTTCTCGATCACTACGCTGAACTTTTTACGAAGCGTCCACGGGTCTGCCTTAGCCAGGTCCATGGCCGACATGATGCCCAGGGCACCGAGATGGAGTTTCATCTTTCGGCCGACGCCCCACACTTCTGCCACATCCGTATTGCGTAGCACCCAGTCACGCTTAACCGGATCGGTGATGTTCACCACGCCACCGGTTTGGGACTGCAGGCGCTTCGCGGTGTGATTTGCCAGCTTCGCCAGCGTCTTGGTGTGAGCGATACCTACTCCGACAGGGATGCCCGTACAGCGAAGCACCTGGGCCCGAATCTGCCGGCCTAAAGCATCCAGCCCGCTTATACCGGTAAGATCGGCGAATGCCTCATCAATGCTGTACACCTCAACTGCCGGCACCAACGCCTCGATCAGGCTCATCACCCGCTCGCTCATGTCGCCGTACAGCGCATAGTTGGAGGAAAACGGCACAATGCCGTGCTGCTTGAGCTTGTGCTTGATCTGGAAATACGGCTCGCCCATCTTGATGAAGGGCTTCGCGTCGTAGCTGCGTGCGATGACACATCCATCGTTATTGCTCAGCACCACGATGGGCACCTTCACCAGATCCGGCCGGAACACCCGCTCGCAGCTGGCATAGAAGCTGTTGCAGTCGATTAGCGCAAAGGTCGGTTCTTGCTTAGACATGGCTGCGCACTGTGCTGGTGATTACACCCCAGATTGACAGCTCATCCCCTTCAAGAACGTAACGCGCCGGAAATTTAGGGTTCTCTGATAGGAGGATCACCTCCCGGCCGCGCTTACATAGGCGCTTGCAGACGGGCTCATTGTTCAGCAGCGCCACCACCACATGCCCATGAGCAGGCTCAATGGCACGATCCACCACCGCGAGGTCACCTTCGAAGATACCAATCCCTTGCATGCTTTCCCCGGTGATTGCTACCAGGTACACATGCGGTGCGCGGATATTCAGAACCTCATCCAATGAGATGTGCTGCTCAATATGATCCGCTGCCGGCGATGGAAAACCGGCTGGGACCTGGAACGAACACATAGGCAGCTTCGCGCCTGCCTCAGCGATAGGACCTAGAATGGTGAAGCTCATGATGCGGCCTTTTACATATACTGTACGAATGTACAGTTAACTTTGTAGGATGCTTGCGGTCAATTTTTCTGTAGGGGATTTCGACAGGCGGAGAGGTGCGTATGTGCGGTCGATTCGTGCAGTACGAAGGGATGGCGATCTTCATTGAAGAACTGAGCCCCCAGATAGAGCTGTTCAGCGGTTACGACGCTCAGCCTATTGATTGCTACAACGTCGCACCGACAACACGGGTTCAGTTACTGCATGCTGCAGAGGATGGGCTGCATATCGATGCAGTCAAATGGGGATGGGCGCCGTCCTGGGCCAAGGGCAAGCGCCCCGATCCAATCAACGCCCGTGTGGAGACGGTCACCACCGGGAAGTTCTTCAAGCAACTTTGGCCGAATGGCCGAGCCCTGGTGCCGAGTGAGGGGTGGTACGAATGGGTCAAAGACCCTGACGATCCGAAGAGAAAGCAGCCCTACTTCATTCGCCTGAAGAGTCAGAAGCCCATGTTCTTTGGCGCGCTCGCCCAAGTTCATCCTGGCCTAGATCCCCACGACGGCGATGGGTTTGTAATCATCACCGCCGCCAGTGATCAGGGCATGGTGGACATCCACGACCGCAAGCCGTTGGTGCTGACACCTGAGCGCGCCAGGGAATGGATCGATCCCTACCTTACTCCAGCCCGGGCCGAGGAGATAGCAAAGGAATGTTGCCAGCCTGTGGAGGACTTTGAGTGGTATGCCGTTGGCAAAGCAGTGGGGAGTGTGAAAAACCAGGGGGCTGACTTACTGCTGCCTGTACCACCCAGGGATGTTTGACGCTATCAGAACAGTCCTCCCAATGCGGCTGGCTCCCAGTTCATGATCACCAATTCACCGCTAACCTCACTCTTTCCTTGCCGTTGGTTGGATGTGGTGTATCGAATGTCTACCATCTCGAAGTGAAGCCCCTCAAATACTCGCCGGATATCAGGGTGATCGTTGATGCTGACCATCACCTTGCCTTTGCAGCGCCGCATAAAATCGGCCATGCGCTCGTAATTCTCAAAAGGAAAGTCCACGCCGTAGCCGGCGGTCTGCCAGTAAGGTGGATCCATGTAGTGGAAGGTATGGGCACGGTCATACCGCTCGGCACATTCAAGCCAGCCCAGGTTTTCAACATAAGTGCCGGACAACCGCTGCCACGCTGCAGACAAGTTCTCCTCAATCCGCAGCAGGTTGATGGCTGGGCCGGTCGTTGCAGTTCCGAACGTCTGCCCCGTCACTTTGCCGGCGAAGGCATGGTGCTGCAGGTAAAAGAATCGGGCGGCGCGCTGGATGTCGGTGAGGGTTTCTGGGCGGGTCATCTTCTGCCACTCGAACACCTGCCGGGAACTGAGCGCCCACTTGAACTGGCGGACGAATTCTTCTAGGTGATTCTGCACTACGCGGTAGAGCGTCACCAGGTCGCCGTTGATGTCATTGAGGACCTCGACCGGCGCTGCCTGGGGACGCATGAAATAGAGCGCGGCGCCACCGGCAAAGACTTCAACGTAGCACTCGTGAGGTGGGAATAGCGGGATAAGACGGTCGGCCAGACGGCGTTTACCGCCCATCCAAGGGACGATGGGTGTGGACATGGGTGCAAGACCTTTACTGTATGGATGAACAGGTGCTAGGCTCGCCGTGCTTTGTGCACAAGGCAGGAGCCATGGCCGGGCTTGCAGGGTTGGTCTGCGGGTTTGGCGAGCCGGTATGAATGTTGACGCATCCATCCGGCTCGTTCCTTTTTACAAAATCATTTCATCGCGCACCCTCGGGGATCTCGCCAATGAACAAAAAACCTAGCAATTTCAAAAGGGATACGATTGCTTTAATAAGTAAATTTCCAAGCGAATTTATCTTAGCCTCTCTATTGGGAACTCTACCGACTGTATTCTTTAGCTCTACCGAAAAAGATGTTAATGAAATCGTACAAGGTATCCTTGCAATCGGCCCACTAATTCAGTACTCGGCATATCTTATTGCTCCTTACGCCCTAGTATTTATCATTAAGTATGGTATACGGTTCAGCTCTGACAAAAGCATAGACACCTTTAATTTTATCCATAAAAACATCGCAGAAGTAGGAGCAGGATTTCTTACTATCACCAGAACTGGCTTAGGTGCAACACTTGGAGTTTTAGTATTAGGGCTGACCACTGATATTATTACGATCAACAGCCAGCAAATCATGACATTAATCGTGATGATACTTTCACTCACCCTTACTAATTGCGCGCTCGCCCTTGGGAAAGATACGTTAATAGAGCAAACCACCAGACCATATATAAAAAACCCTATTAAGTTTAGCCCTAGCTTAAAGTAATCATTCATGGTGCCGGAGGGATATCGTCGTAACGTAAGCTTGGCAAGCTTTAAGCGCAATCAATCCTTGGTCGCCGGCATCGGTGATTCCGATAATTCGTTGAGCATGCGCTGGGTCAAGTTGGGCTCTTGTGGTGCCATGAACCACGCGGCCGGAGGCGGGGGTGGTTGGCATTGCACAGTTGCCGGTGGTTTCGGTGGCTGCGAGTACGGCTGACAGCCGCAGATCAGCAGTAGCCAGGCGATCACGCAGGCGAGCCTGCTTGGTTTGCTCATCGGTCAGTTCCTTGTGGTGGGTTTCGTCTTTGTTCTGCAGGCGTAGTTCCAGGGCCAGGCGTTTTTCCTGCTCGATGCGCTGCAGGTCAGCAGACGCTTTGGATATCTCGTTGAGGGTGTCCGCCTGCAGCCGGGCCTGGCGCTCCAACACACGGCCATAACGCCAGTCCTGCGCAGTCCAGGCCAACGCCGCGGATCCGGCGGCGACCATCAGCAACAAGCCGCCGACGACAGCGATTCGAAACTGCGCAGGAATCAGGTCGAAGAGACGCATAACACTGCCCTCGCCCTGCCCCAGAGCAGCAGCCGATCCTCCAGGCCGTTGAGGCCGCCATTGATCCGGCGGGTGATGGTGTTGAACTGCTCCTGATCCGCTAGGGCATTCAGCCCGTTCACCGACCAGAACCATGCCGCCGACTCTGCCGCCCATTGCGGCTGCTCGAGCAGTTCCGGTGTGCGCAACAATCGCTCATCGCCGAACAGCGCCAGGCTGCAGCGCAGGTAGTTGTCATGACCGGTGACCTGGATCAGCCCACGGCCCCGGTAGCGCTGACCATCCCCGTCAGCTTCCGGAGTATTACCGAGCTTGGCCGCCAGAGAGCCAGTGTCGTATTTACTGAGGTACTGATCGCTGCCCAGTTCGCGTACGTACTGCAGCTGACCCGACTCGTGTCCGACCTGGGCGAGGAATGCGGCCTGGCGTTTGGGTGTATCGATCTTCCTGTTGGTCATCGCTGCGTTTAAGGCAGATACAAAAACGCCCGCTTGGCGGCGGGCGTTGGGCATGATGCGTTGAAGTTGTTGCTCGGTGATGGGCATGACGCCTCCTGAGTTTATCGTTGCGGATCGGGCAAGTGCGTTAAGCGATCACGGCACCGTCAGCACGGTGAGCGGCTTTTTCTCTTTCTTCCCTTTGGCCTTGGCTTTGCCTTTCTTGCCGGCATTGCACTCGACCGTGGTGGACCAGCCGGCCTGGGTGAACACCTGTTCCACCGAGTCCACGAGAAAGGCCCCATCTAATCCGTCCTTGAAGCCTTGAGCGTTGATATGGCGCTCGGCAAACAAGTCGGTGCGCCCCACCATCTCCAGCCGAACTGCCGCAGAAGAACGGTTGAACGCATTCAGCCGTGCCTTGGCGGCCTGTTCCGCTGCAGATTTGTTGGGATGGATATGTCGGTCTGTATGTACCGGCGGCATGCCTTCCGGGGCGTCATCGTTGCCCAGCTCCAGGGTCACCAGCTCGCCGTTCTTTTTGTCCTGGTAGCGTGTCTTGACCGCCTTTTGCGTGGTGCGATCAGCGAAACGAAACTGCCAACGGCTGACATCGCTTTTCTTGATGGTGACCACGCCGAGGGTTTTGCCGCTCGCGCTCTGGCCCGCTTGACGCTGCATCACCAACAGCTTGCCGTCGGCGACCTTGGCGGTGCAGTCGTATTGCTTGGATAAGCGAGTGATGAAGTTGAAGTCGGATTCGCCGATCTGGTCGACCCGAGGCACCACCGTGGTAATGGAACAGACCGGTTGCCAGCCGTTGCGAGCGGCCACGTCGGCGACGATCTGCGCGAGAGTGACGTTTTCCCAGCTACCGGTGCGGGTGGTTTTGCCAGATCCGCGCATGTCGCTAGCTTTACCGCGAATCACGATGGTATCCGGCGGGCCGGATGCTTCGACCTCATCCACGATATATCGGCCCAGGCGCGTCAGGCTGTTGCCGGCGTAGCCCAGGTAGATCTCAATGCCGGCACCGCGCTTGGGCAGTGACACCGCACCATCGCGGTCGTCGATACGCAGCTCGAAGTCATCCGACTCCATGCCGGGTTTGTCGACGGTGCGCAGGGACAGCAGGCGGTCGTTGATCAGGGCCGTGATGTCGGTCCCGTCAGCGACGATTCTAAACGTTGGTTTCATCTCGCTACCCTAGAAACGACAAAGCCCCGCAGTGCGAGGCTTTGTCAGAAATAGATGCTCAGCAGATGCAAAGCACCTTTATCAATCCCACAACTGCACGGTTTCGTCCGTGACCGGCGGAAGGTCCGGGAAGACAATCAGCAACCCAGCCTTGAGCGGTTGCGGCTGGTCGGCCAGGCCTTGGTTGTGGGCCAGCACCGCCTCCACGGTGCCGTTGAGATGCCCGTAAAACTGGTTACAGAGTGTATCCAGCACATCGCCGTCAGACGTTCTGCAGGTCATCGCCATAACGAACGAACTCCAGAGTGAATACTTGTTTACGCGGAATCCCACCTTGCAGCAGCGCGCTCTGTTCTTCGTCGAGGTTCTTCAGGCACCAGGTGCCCAGCACTTCGCCGTAACCGGTGGTAAGGGTCAATGGCAGCAATTGGGCGCCAATGCTGCGCAAGGTGTCCAGTTGCTTGAGCCCTCCCTTGAAGCCAGGAAAGATCTGGCCTTTGAGGGTCATTTTCTCCTCGCCCATTCCGATTGCCTGTTGCGCCGGCCGACGGCTGAGACGTTCTTGCGACGCCCAGCGAAACTCCGTCTGCCGGCGCAACTCGTCGAAGGCCGCCGTATCCAGGTTGAAGTAGTAAGGCTGGGTGTTGGGCTTGAGCGGCTGGATGATCAGCAGGTGCGGGAACGGCTTCACGGCCTCAGCGAGTGGCGTCTGTGATAGCCCCAGCGCTTCGGTCGGGAAGATGTTTGCAAGCGATGGACTGACCTTGCCCGCCACCTGATTGATCGCGGCGCCGGCCTTGGCAGCTTGCTCCCTCAGAACACCCAAGCGTTCATCAATCTGCGACGCCGCCCGTGAAGCCCGGCTGTAGGTTTCGACCACGGCGCCGACCTTGGCCTGAGCCGCACCGACGCCACGCATGACCCGTTGCAGCTTTTCCCCGACACCGTCGGGGATGAATGGCACGTTTTCGAGTTCAGCGGCGGCACCAGTGATCTCGCTGATCGCGCCATTCACCGGCCCTAGCATCCCGTCCAGGCTACGCCGGCCCGCCTCCCCCGCGCTGACCAGGTATTTGAAGCCGGACTGCATCTGCTCCAGATATTCCATGGTCCCTCCTTATGTGTGGGCTTCGTCGTAAAGATTGCGCCGGGCTTCCTGCTGTGCGGCATCACTCAATGCTCGCTGCATCAGGGGTAAAAGCTGCTGAACAAACTGCTGCGGATCCTTGGCATCTCCCTCGACCGTGACCGGCATGCTCAGCGAATAGCTGAACTTCTGGTCCACCCGCGCAGGCTCTGGCTTAGACGCCGCAGGCGCCTGAATAACCAGACTGGCGGGTTTGGGAGCGACAGGCGCCGCCAGTGAGCGAGTGACATCGCCCAACGCCGGCCCCATTGGCATCATCATCGGTGCTGCTGGTCTCGGCGTTACTGCTGCAACCTGAGTCTGTCGCCGCACGGGAGATTCGACGACACCTTTTACCGGCACCGGTACCGCCTGAATCAATGGTTGTGCAACGGGTGTAACGGGAGCGACAGCAGTGCCGATATCCTGCACCGCAGGTGCTGCCTGGGTCGATACAACAGCAGGTTGCCGAGCGGCGAAGCTATTCGCCATAGTCGCAAGGCTGGGCACCGCTGGCCCAGGTCGCGGCGCCAACAACATAGGCGTAATCGGTGCGGAGGGCTCTTTGGCTTTGTCACTGCCAAACATCGACAATCCAGCCCAGCCCCCCAGTTGCTGTCCTCCCATGCTGCCAAGGTATGCCCCCACCATGCCACCGATGGCTGTACCAATGATGGGTACCACCGAACCAATGGCAGCACCCGCAGCTGCACCCGCCATAGTGCCGGCAAGTGTTCCGGCGGCCTCCCCATAGCCCTCCGCTTTTTCGTCCTGGGTTTCAGCGGTCAGGTAAGTGTTGAGCACCATGCCACCGGCATCTACCAAGGATGCGCCCGGCACTGCTTTGGCCGCTTTACCGAGCTTACCGACACCCCCAGCGACCGAGGTCAGCATTTTAGTTCCCGCCCCTGGCAAAACAGGAGGACGTGGCACCGGAACCGGCGGACGCGCTGCAGACGCAGCCGTACGCGACGGACCAACCGGACGCGGTGACCGTGGCGGTGCCAAAGGTCGGCGCCGCGAAGACCGAGGAGCAGACGGTTTTTTATTTCGACGTCGTGCCGACCGCGAATTGCCCATGCCGCCCATGGACGCCATATTCACGACGAATACGCGCTTCACTCCGCTATCGCCACTGTCGGCTGCATCCCTTCCAGCGCCTGCTCCTACTGCGTCCTGAATCATCGAAACGACATCCAAGCCCGTAGCGACAGGATCGAACCCACCCGCCTTCGAATCAGCGCCTGGATCCAGCTCACCCTTGCCTCTAAAAGCAGCAACGGCTTTCAGTCCCTTTTCCACAACCGATAGGGCGGCCCCGGCTTTCCCTTTCGTGGCTATCCCACCGCCACTCACCGCATCGCTGTTGGTGACAAAGACCTTCTGCACCTCTCCAGACTTACCCGGCAAGCCCCCCTTCGCAATGTTAAGGAGCCCTTTCGCAACCTTGAAGCCGTAAAACGCGGTGGCCGCAGCACCTACTGCTGCGACAACTGCAGTAGTTCCACTGATGACTTTTGGATACTTGTCAGTCAAGGCTGAAAGGCCGTTACCAACCTTGGTCAACCCATCAGCCACCAGATCCGTAAGCGGCCTCAACGCATCGCCCAGGCTCGTCATAGTCGCTTCCATGCTCGATGTTGCCGCGCTCCATTTGGCGTTGGACGTCTGGCGAGCCTTCGCCGCGTCGGCCTCGATCTTGGCCTTACCATCGGTTTCCTTGATGGTGGTCATGTTGTCCTTGATCGTGTTGCCGTACTTGATCTGGGCGAGCAAGCCGTCACTGGCGCTCTGGTCACTGACGATATTCGCCAAACCCGCTGCCTGGATCAGCGCGACCATCGCCTGCTCTTCCTCGGCGCTGCCATCCTTGGACGCCTTGATCTTGGCCTTGAGCGCCGCAACCTTCTTGGCCGTGGCCGGATCCTGTTTTTGGATCAACTGCTCGCTGAGCATGATGAAGGCTTCGACCGGGTTGGATGCCTTGCCGCTTTTGGTGGCTGCCAGGATCGAGCCCGCCAGGTCATAACCCTGCTTGGCGAACCGCTCTTGGCTGGTACTGCTGATCACCGCGTTGAGTAAGTTGTTCATGTTGGTAGCAGCGGCCGCCGCATCCTGGGTTTGCGAGAACTGCGACTGCAGGCTCGCACCGAGGAAACGCACTGCTTCCGGCCCTTCCATGCCCAGGCGCTTGATCGTACCGAGCAGTGCCGGCATGTACTTGGCCATGTCCTTTGGACCGAACGCGCCAATGTCACCCGCAGCGGCCACCTGGCCCAGCATGGCGCCCATGTCCTCCTTCTTGACGCCGGCTTCCTTGAAGGCACTGAACAAGGTGGCGATGGTTTCCGCTTCCATGCCCTGGCCGTCGACCAGATCAGCAATCAGCGGCGCGTAGTCCACCGACTCCTCCCAGTCGATACCTTTTTCGATCAAGCTACCGACAGCTCGGGCGAGAGCCTGCTGGCCCATGCCCTTCTTGGCGGCGACTTCAGTGATCTTGTCGGCCATCTGCTGCTCGGCATCCGTGCCGGCGGTATGTGCCCACAGTGCCATCTGCCGGATTTGCGTCTGGTAGTTGGCAGAAACCTTAGTGGGAATGGCAATCAGCGCCGTGGCAGCTGCTGCCTTGCCCAACATGCCACCCAATCCATCCTTGCCTTGCTTGACTTGTGAGTACCCCGTGGCTTTCAGGTCGGCCTTTCGAGCGACTTGCTCCATGCTCTGGTAGGCCTTGGCGAGATTGCGCACCTCGACACTCTGCTTTTTCAGGGTATTGAGGTTGGATTCCAGTTTGCGCAGCAACGTACTGGCACCAGCTGCACCACTGTCATTGGCCTTTTTCCATTCCTCCCGCAAGCGGATGGTGTCGCCAATCGTGCGCTGCAGCACCCGAGCCTTGGCACCTTGGGCTTCGAGCTGCTTGATTCGCCCCTGGACATCCTTGAACGCGGTCCCGACCGTAGAGCTGACGGCGCCGCCAATCACCAGGCCGAGCGCGAGTTTGTTTGCCATGTCGTGGCTCCCTGTAGCGAGTGATTACGGCAGGTGGCTCAATCCGAGAGCCACCAGACCATCTCGGCAAACGGCATGGCCTGGATCTCGGCGGCGGAAAATCCGGTTTCCGCCGCCAAGCGCTTGGCCGCCAGTTTCAGCAGCGCGGGGTTAAACCCCGTCGTCCTGCACCAGGCGAAAATAACCGGCCTGCAGTCGGTGGTAGTCCACCAGTTTCAGGCCCTCCAGATCCTGCTGGCCGGCTTCACAGAGGCCGGCAAACAGCATCAGTTCGCGCTGCTCTTCGTCGTCACCCGAGGCGCGATCAGCCGCTCGCACTTCGCGCACCGTGGGTGAGCGAATAGTCAGGGTATCGACCGTCACACCATTGACCTCAGAGGGACGGGACAAAGTGATGGTGGCGTTTTCGGCGGTCAGTTTCAGCCAGGTCGGCAGTTTTTTCAGTTCAGGGGTAGCCATTTGATAAATTCCTTAGAGGCCCAAGTCGCTGCGCATGGAGGCCAGTTGATCCACACCGTCGATCACGCGGATCGCGGCAACCATGTCGATTTCGTAAATAAGGCGACCGGCGATTTCCAGCTTGTAGTAGCTGACGGCAATCGAGTACTTGAACTCGGCCTTGTCGCCCGCCTTCCAGTCGCCTGGGTCCAGCTCCTTGAGCATGCCGCGCAAGGTCGCCACTACCGCGGTGGTCTGCCCCTTTTGCCCCTTGAACGAACCGCGATAAACGCCATTGAAGGCCGTTTGATCTGCCAGTCCGAAAAATTTCATGGCCTCGCGGCGCACGCCATTGGTGGTGAAACTGGCCTCCATCTTTTCCAGGCCCATGTCCATCTCAATGGGGCCTGCCATGCCGCCGCCGCGATACTCATCCGTTTTAACTACCAGCTTCGGCAAGCTCAGGCTAGGCACGTCGCCGGTGAAGTTGATGCCGTCGACGAACAGGTTGGTGTTGTAGAGCACTTGAGGAATCATTGAGCAGCCTCCTTAGGCAGCGGTTTCCAGGACTTCGGTGAGCCACTGATTGGTGACCTCGACCCGGAAAATCGGGTTCTCGGCAGGCGGCACGTCGGTGAAGCGAATGTTCCAGTACACCTTGCCCTGCTCCAGCTGGCTGACGGTGTTCAGCTCGGTGTCGGCGAACACCTCGAAGTTGATCACCGCGCCTTGGTTTTTCAGGTCTTGCATGAATGCCTGCAGGCCGTCGGTGACGTCCTTGATGTAGGTCTTGGTGATGCCACGGTCGACCGCCCACTTATGCCCGGCCAGGATCGCGTCCATGACGATATCGACCGTGCGCACACGGGTGACAAACGCCCACTTAGGGTCCGCCGACAGTGTGCGGTTGCCCCACAAGCGATACCCGCCGTCACGGATGATGGTGGTGATATTGGCGTTGTTGAGCAGGTTGGCCCGGCAGGTTTCGTCGCCATCGAGAAACTCGACCGGCCGCGAGGTGCCGGTGATGCCGACAAACTCTTTGTTCGACGGCGACGACCAGAAGCCGTACTCAGCATCCGTCCAGGCAAACAGGCCAGCAGCAAAGGCCGAGGCCGGTGCGTTGACGGTTTTGCTCTGCAACGTGTCCCACAGCTGCACGCCCGGATCGACCAGGAAGCAACGTTTGCTGCCGAACTCTTGGGCATAGGTCATAACGGCTTCGTCAGTGGTGTTCGGCCCGTCGAGAATCGCCAAGGCCCGCAACTTGCCGGCCAACGCATCCAGCGCAGTTGCGACCGCCTGAGTCGCGGTATGACCTGGCGCAATCAGCAGCCGCGGCTGTGCGTTAAACCGGCTCTTGCCGTCCAGCAGTGCCTGCATGCCGGTGCGCTGCCCGGACGCCAGAACACCGCCGATAATGGCGGAGGTCTGCTGAGCCGGGTCTTCAACTTTGGCGACGCCGCAGCCGATGACCACGGCTTTAGCACGCACGAAAATCGCCTTGCACGCGCGCGTGATCGCCGAGTCTTCGCCCCAAGCGGCAATCGCTTCGCGCTCACTGGTGATCAACGTCAGTTCGTTGGGTTTGGCAGATGCCGCTGGCACAACAGTAAAGGTGTCGCACAACCCAATAATGGACGACGACGGCAGCGTAATGGTACGTGCCCCGGTATCCACCAGGGTGACGGTAACGCCGTGAAAACGACCGGAAGAGGCCATAGTGCGAGTTCTCCAGAAATGACAAAGCCCCGCATAAGCGAGGCCTTGAAGGGTGAAGCGACGGATACGAAAACGCCCCGACTATGCAGGGCGTTAAAGAGTTTGCTGGTCGATCCAGCCCGGCTTTTTCGGCCGGTATTTCAGAGTCGGAAACTTCGTTGACTGGGGCCAGTCGCGCAAAGCCTGCATGTAAGCCAAAAGCTCGCTGAACTGATCTGCAGTCAGCGACGTTGAGCCACCTAATTCAACTTCGTCACGATGGCGCTCGCGCAACCACTTGACTGATTCCAGCTCAGCATCGCGCCAACGTCTCTCGGCGTCTGCCTTTTCCTCAGCGTTGAACTGCGGCAGTGTTTCTCCACCATCGTCCACCCAGCTAACATAATTCAACCAGTCTTTATTGCCGATGTCCTGGGGGATGAAAATACCATCTGGCAATCGCTGCACCCCCGCAGGACTCAGCTTGTATTGAACATTATCCATGAGATTCGCCCTTAAATTTCAGCATCTGCTGTCCATTCGACTTGCAAGGTGTAACCGGGAACTGAACCGCTCGGCGGTATGCAGGACAACGAAAAACCCGTGGCCCACAAACTTTGGATATTGGTGCCCGTGCAGGGTTTAACTGCAGACTGCGCCCAGATCTGCGAGCTTTCCTCCCCTGGGCAAAAGAGCGTCAGAGAAGGAACTACGCGTTTGATCTCCCGAAAGTCCATCCGCAAGCCTGACTGCGAGCTACCGCCCGCCCCCGATTGCGTGAAGGTTGCAATGCACGTCTGCGGCCCGTTGTTCGACTTAGTGGGATGGTCCATCAGAAACGATTTTTCGAAGTACCGCATGCAAGCGCGATGCTCTTCATGGAGCGTCCGATACTCGTAGGGAGTAGCTACGCTGCCGGCTTCTATTTGGACATTCGTGATGTCCGTGACGTGGGAACCCGTCCCCCAACTCGCGAAGATAAGCTCAAGAAAATCATTGGCAGTGCCCTTGCTCTTGTTTGCGACGGAGCCCAGATCAAGGGTGACAGCGTATTTTTTGTAAGCCGTGGTCAGCTCCACCGACGTCCCCACGTCCACGTTCGGATCCGTAGAACCTACGCCGAAGTTCTGCCGAAGTATCACGGCGCAGGTGTGCGGCACACTGGTTCTCATATGAAACGAAACAGTGACTTTGCCACCTGCCAGCGTTTCCACATTCTCTATACGCTGACTAAGGTTCCACCCCTGCCCTTCACCCTGGCGCGAAAGACGCAAAGAATACTTTGCTTCGTTGATGGTGGTGTCCCGCTCTAACGCCAGTTGACTCCAATTGCAAACAGCGTTTTTAGGGCTGTAAATCATCCAGCGATCAGGGCCGAATACGCTTTCAGGCCCGCCATTGGCTTTTCCAACTACGCCAGATTTGCCACGTTGCCAGATGTGAAAGGCGCCATTGATCAGCCGGTTTTTTCTGTAGACGTGTACAGGAAACTCCTGCTTGGGGCTTTCAATCTGAGCCCTTACCGATTCAGTGTTGGCACTACGTTTAGAGCGGTCATCAATGGCAGGCGTGGGTACGTTTTGCCCGGCGGTCCATTGAAAGACCAATGGCGTGGTGCCCAGAACAATCGGCCCGTCAGTGATCAGTTGCCACACAGTGTCAGCGTTGGCAGAACCGCGCTCGACCGTGACCAGCAACCCCGGCGTCACTTTATCGCTACTGTCGGCATCAACCGTGCGTACCCAACTTTCAGCGCCCACCAGGTACAGTCCGTTGTCCTTTGCCTGGACTTGATCCTTGACCAGTACGCGAGAGCCGGCAGGCACAGCCAATCCATCGATTTCTTGAACACCGGCCAATACCATTGGCGCAGTGGTTGCCACTAGCACCGACTGCTTGGCATCCAGCCGGTTTATCGCGCTGGCGACAGAATCATCGACATACTTGCGTGTCGCCAGGACCACTGCCGGGTCAATGTTCAGCACGATGTTATTTGAACTGCTGACCACAAAGTTCATGCGCAGTGTTTGCGTACGCCCGGATCCCTGTGAAAGCTTGGGCTTAAAACTCGGCGCACAGTTGGCAACTGCCACCAGGTCACCGTCTGAGTCAAACAGCCCCAGCTCTCGCACCCAGAAGCCGCCTTCATCAGCAGGAATAACCTGCTCGGCAACCAAGATGGCCGAGTTAGCAGGATCTGGTGCCAACGAGTTCAAGGGCGCTCGGCGTCGCTCGTTGATCAACACTTTCTGCAAGCGGTCTGGCAGTGGATCAGTGCCGTTGGCATCGCCAACCGCCATGTGGGTTATTTTCCAAGTCAGCAAACCGGCATCGGCCTTGACCTGTTTCGCCTCCCCGACCGCAGTCAGGATGGCGTAAAACTTTGAATTGGCATCAATCATGGTATACGTCCAAAAAGTCTATGGAATGTTCGCGGCCCGACACACCGATCACACAGTCAACCGAGATAACGCCAACTGAAGACGGGTAGATGTCCAGCGCATCAATGGAATGCTCGCGCCCACCGCCGCCGATAACGCCAGTGACTTCAATGTCCTGCAGCACGGGCGGGTAAACGTCTATCTCGTCGCCGTCATACGCACTGGCGAAGATGTTGATGACCCCACTGGTTTCCAGGCTGATCGCCAACCCCGTCATATGGCGGCTAACCGGCTTGGCGTCATCTATCAGCGAAGTCAGCTCCTGATACATCTCCTCGGTGATCCCGGTTTCGAGTACGCCCACCTTCAACGCGAAGGTGCCCGGCACGCCCTTAGGCGTCGTCTCCCACCACTCCTGCACTTCGATCAGATAACCGAGCGGCTCAACCACACGGCGTAACGCGCCGATGGTGCCCTTGTGGGCATGCACGTAGAACGCCGAACGGATGGCCGAGCGCTTGACCGCCTCCGACCACTTATTGTCCCAACGGTCCACTGACCAGGCCCACGCCAGTTGGTGAAGTAAGTGCGCCGGGCAGGTGTCCGGGTTGTACAAAGTGCGCAACGGCACATCGGTGACTTCGTCGGTGGCCGCTTCAATGGCCCGTTCCAACTGGGTACTGTTAATAGGCAGTAGGCTCTTCACGGCGCCCCTCCCTGCTTCACGGTAAAGCCCACGCAATAAGCGGCCTGATACTTGGTCGGCTTGATGTCCTGCCAATTGGGCAGATCCACCCGACCGACGCCGCTGATGTGCAGCTGCGCATCAATAGCCGAGCGTGGCACCTCTACACCAAGCCGGCGCCGAGGATTGACCCAGGCCGCCAAACGCTGCTCAGCCGCCGCAAGGATCGCCTCGTTCTCCGAGCCGGTACCGGCCATGTGCAGCACCGCATCGATGCGGTATTCAATGACCTCCGCGCTTCGCACGGTGAGGCGATCCCCGACAGGCCGGATGTCGTCATCACTGAGGTATTTCATCACCACGTCCAGCAGCGGCTGTTCGGCGACACCATTGCCCTGCAGGTGCAACACGGTGACCACCACCTCGGCAGGAGACGGGCTTTCAGCCGTGGCATCCGCTACCAGGGCCGACGCGTTGCGGGCATGCAGGATGTAGCTGTTTCGGGGGCCGGCGGTGGTCAGCCCTTCGTACACCAGCTGCACCCGTTCGCGTAGGGCGTCGTTGGACTCCATCACCCGAGGAGTCGGCGGAACCGTGTTGAGGTTTTCTTCTTGGATCACCAGGCGTTTAAGGCGAACATTGCCGGCCAGTTGATCAAGGTCGCCATCAATGGCGTAAGCCAACAGCAGTGCCTTAGCCCCATCGTTTACCCGCGCCCGGTTCTGAATGCGCCGGTAAACGCCCAACTCCAACAGCTTTACCACTGGATCGCTTTCCAGCTCGGCAGTCCAGTTGTCCCCCATGTACAAACGAAACGCTGCCAGATCCTCGGCGTAGGCCTGCTCAAAGTCGAGATCCTCCAGCACGGGCGGCGCCGGCAGCGCTGATAAATCCACAGTGCTCATGCGGCGACCCTCACTAGCGCGTTTTCGCCCTTGAACAGGCCCTTGAGTTCAAACTCGATTCGGCCATCTAAAACAGCCACTACGCGCACCTGGCTGATATTTATACGAGGCTCCCAACGTCCCAGCGCCCGAGCTACTTCCGCCTGGACTGCGCTTTTCCAACCTTCGGTAACCGGTAGGTCGACGAAGCGGCGCAGTTGGCTACCGTATTCAGGCCGTTGCCGACGGCTGCCCACTGGCGTTGTCAGGATGTCTTCAATGCACTGGCGCAGATGCTCGATGCCGGAGATGGGCTGCCCAGTGTGGCGATCCATTCCGATCATCTGGGTTACTCCGGTGCGGGTTCGAGGTCAGGGTGGCTTTGGAGGAACTGGTACTGATCAGGGGAAGTGGCGACCACCAGCCCCCTGGCAACCGTGAGGCTCTGGCCTTGCGGCGTAATCAAGGTTCGCGAGGTAAACACCTTGTCGCGAAAGGTCTGTGGCAGGCCAGGGAGTTTCGGTGGCGGCTCTATTTTCGCCGCCAATGGCTGTACCACGGACGACTGCTCATCCGGTTTGGGCTTGTTCATAAGGGCACTCCTGGAATAAAAATGCCCGCACGCGACGGGCCTAAATAAGCGATTAATCAGTGTTTGTGGTTCGCGCTGTTGCCAAGTGCATCAATGATCTTGCCGGCGCCGTTGATATCCCCCGACACGGTCAGCGGCCCGTTGATCGTCACATTGCCGGTGAGTTGGATGTCCCCGGAAACCACTGTGAGAGTGCTATCGGTGACGGTGGCTACGGTGCCGCCGACCTTGATGGTGACCGTCCCGGAAGGCAGCGTGATGCTGTAGCTGCTGGCGTGCCAGTCGTAGACAAGCGACCCGCCATCATCAAACCGCCAGACCTCAACGTGATCCCGGTTGTCCGGTGGCGGGCCTGCATCCCCGTACAGACCAGGAATGAATGTGCCCATTGCCGGGTTGCCACTGGGGCTGAACAACTTGCCCTGCTCGCCCAGGCTGGGCACCCGCCAGTGCCGGGCCTTGCCTGCGGCCACGCTATGCCACCGCACCCAAGCGCTGGTCCACTCCCCTGCCCTGACACGAACAACCGGTGGCGATGAAGTGGTATCCACAGCAGCCACCACGCAATCCATCAGCATGGCGGCGATCATGCGGTCGCTTTCCCCGCTGGCGTAGCTCATGCCAGCAACTCCGGCGCGACATACTGATCGCGGTTGCCTGGGCCAATTTCCGGGCTGACACCAATCAACAGCGTGCCAGGTGGCTCATCCGGCCAAGGCCACTCCTCGGTGCCGAGATAGATCGTTTGATTCCACTCCACCAGCCAGACGGTGTAGCCGTCCAGCTCTGGCCGAGTCCAGTCTTGCACCGCCTGGATAAACTCGGCGCATTCGATCTCCAGCCCCCAGTTCTGCGCCCGTAACAACACAATCAGTTGTGTCGCCAACTGCACGACCTGGCGGTGATGATCAGGCCGTATCGGGTCCACAATGATCCGCGCTTCGAACTTGCAGAGCATGGTGGTTTCACCGGTACCGATATCAGCACCTGGCTCGATCTCCGACATCTCCAAAAACACCGCCGGCAAAGGAATGTGATCCTCGATATTCGGCCAGGCGGCAACGGTTTGAACACCCGGCAGATGCGTCTGCAGGTGCTGCTCGATAGCTTGATAAAGCTGGTCGAGGCTCAACGTTTCGTCAGACACGCGGCGTTCCCTTTAAATACTTCTGCAGTTCAAAGTTGAGTTCCTGCGTGAGGATCTCCAGCAGGCGCTCGTCGGCACGCTTCACCCAGGCATCGAAGTGCGGCCGAACTTGCTCAAGCGACACCTTGGCTTTCGCCAGGGGGAAGCGGTTGTCGTTTTCTTCAACAAAGCCGGAGCGTCTGCCACCCTGAGCAGCATCCGGATAGTCGGTGGTGTTGAAGTGTTTGCTCGACGTGCGGATCCAGATATCGGCGTTGCTGCCGTAGACCTTCTTGAAGAAAGCCCCCTTGTAACGCCGACCGGCAACCGAAACACCGGCGCCGGTTTGCCGTGCCCGGCCAGTGCGACGGGCTTCAATGGCATTGATGCCGAACCACAACTTGCCGCGCATATCGCCGCCGGTCACCGGATACGCCCGAAGACGTTGCCGGACAGCGCCGATGGCGATCCGCTCCTGCTTGCCGACAGCCCGTGCAATGTGGGTGCGCAGCCAACGGATTGTCTTGTTGATTGCACGCCGCTGGGCCGCCGCCGCTGCCTTGGGCACCAGCTCGCCGAACTCTTTCAGAGCCTGAGCATGAACCGCCGACGGTTGGATGGTGATCATCCCACCGTCGCGCTTCTGCTGGGGATAGCTGCCGATGCTCATGGCCGCTTCCTCAAAATCAAGGCCACCAGGCCATTACCGTTAGGCTCGAGCTGCAGCAGGTCATAGTCGCCGCCGCCATCCAACGCCGGCAGATCAACACTGACACGTAAGCCCTTCACCAACCCGTCCGAATCCTTGATGCGGATCTCGAAGCGCGGCTCCCGCAGGCCGGTGTTGAGCTTGCCGAACTGGGGTTGTTTCCAGGGTGCCGAGAACATGCCCAGCACCGGCTCGGCGAGACCCTCGATCACCGCACTGTCGCCCAGGGTTTCAAAGACCACGTCGTCGATGTCGTCGATCAGATCGCGGAAGGCCACGGTTACATCTCCAACAGGATCTGCGCCCGAGGTCGTGTGCACAGGTGCAGCGGGTTGGACTGGGCTTCACCGGCCACGCCCTTGCCAAACTGCATGGGCTCGATCTTGCTGTAGTACGGGATGCCCTGGGTGTTGACCGTTTCCATGTAGTCGGCCGGCGCGAAGGACGAGATATACAGATCCGGCACACCCTCTGGGATCAGCAGGGCCTTGTCGTCGTGAACGAACGCAACACCGGCCACCTTGCCGCGATAACGCTCCCAGACGATCCCGCCGAACTCGAAGGCTTCACGGGCATCGCCACGCAGGGACGCGGCCTGCATGGTGTTGAGGTAGGTTTCCTTTACCGACTTATGCACGATGAGCTTGTTCCAGAAGTTCTTGCCACACATCGCGCGGGAGCCGCTACTGGTGACGCTGCCAAGGGCTTCCTCCTGCATGTCCAACGCTTCGCCGCATTTGACCCGCAGCTCGGTGTCTGGACTGTTCAAGCCCATCTGAAGCTTCTGACGATTCACGCCAAAGGATTTATAAATGTCCAACAGGACCGTCTTGCCATCGGCGTCCAGCACCTGGCCGTTCAACGCGCCCATGCGCTGGAATTCGTGGGTGGCATCCAGCTGTCGTCGGGCCTTCGCCAGCCGCTTGTTGACCACATCCTGCACGGCCTGCAATTCGCTGCGGGTACCGAAGGCGCGAATGCCCTGGATCTCGTCAGCCTTGATGGTGAAGCGCTCTGGCAGGTGCACCGTGTTGAATGGGATCAACGTGCGCTTGGTCCCGCCAACCACAAGGCCCGAGGTGCCGCGTTCGCCCGATGGCACCAGGGCTAGGGTGTCGCCGTCTTTCTCGATCTGCACGGTCAACGTGCTGATGCCCTCTTCGCGGAAAAGGCCAAGGCTGCTGATGCGGCCCGGCAAGTATTCCTGTTCATTGATTGCAGCGGTCAGCGAGGAGACGCTAAACGCATCGTCTTCAAAAATGGCGATATCGGCCATGGGGCACTCTCCAGAAACGAAAAATCCCGCACTCGGCGGGATGGATATATGAGGTGAACGCCTTAGCGGACGATCACGAAATGGGCGGCCAGGGCCTTTTCGGCGGCGGGGTCGAGTCCGGTCAAGTGCGCTTCGCTGACCTCGGCCAGCCGTACGATGGCGCGACCACGCCGGGGCACATCGGATTCACCCAGCGGCCCATAGAGGATCGCGATGGCGTTCTCGGTGCCGTCCTCGGCGTTTGGGTGGTACGGGGCAAACTCGCCAGTGAGGGTGACCAAGCCGAGGATCTGGCCTGGCTCCAGGGCTGCACCTGCCACGACGTTGATCGCTTCGCGGGAAATATTGCCGGCGCCTTCGGACAGCAGGAACTCACCTGCATGCATCGATTCAGTTTTCATGTTCTTGCTCCTTTCGAGTTGCCGTTCTGCGCTGCCTGACGGGAAGCCCAGATTGATTGGGTGTCGACCTGTTTGGCCTTGATAGTGGGTGCTGGGTCGTTTTCCAGCGGCAGGCTGTTGTCGATCTCAAAGCCGCCACCATTGCCCACCAGCTTGTCAAACAGGCGAGCCCTTACAGCGGCTTCGTCCAAGCCCGCAGAGATGAACTCACCGGTCAGTTCCGGCAGTCGTGCCGCGACACAAAGACCGTGAAGCGCTTTCGCCCTGGTCAGCGCGGCCTGGACCACCGCCTCGCTTTCCAACTTGGTAGTGGCGAGCAGCGGATCCACCAGGTTGCTAATGCCCGCCGCCGCACACCCCTGAGTGACCATCAGCGCCAGCATGGCCGCATCCAGCACGGGTGCCGGTTCCGGTGGATCGTCGGGCTCTGGCGGATCCACCTCGGGTTCTTCATCCATCTGCGCGAGTAGCTCGGCCGGCGCATGCTGGAACCGCTGCAGCACACTGCCCTGGCCGAGACAGGCTTTGACCTTGAGACCATCACCCACCTCATCCGCCAGGCCCAATGCCACCGCCTCATTGGCTGTGAGCCAAGTCTCAGCGTTGACCATACGCCGCAGCTCGGCCTCGTCGATATCCGGCGCCTTGGACTTGTAAGCCGCGATAATCGCCTCCAGGGTCTGGTCCAGCACATCAGCGACCCGACGGAAATCTTCGGCATCACCACCCGCATAGGTGTAGGGGTTGTGGATCATCAACATGGCGTTGGCCGCGATCACCACCCGGTGAGCGCCGCAGACTGCAACACTGGCCGCGCTGGCTGCCAGGGCGTCAATACGACCGGTACAGCGCTCGCCCAAGCGCGATAGAGCGTTGTGGATCGCCAGCCCGTCGAACAGGTCACCGCCGATACTGTTGAACGCTACGATTACAGGTGAAACGCCGTTATCCATGGCGCGCAGGTCCTGTACGAACTGATTGGCGGTAACGCCCCAGGTACCGATCTCGCCGTATACGAACACTTCGATAGTGTGTTGCTCGGCTTCGCCGCTAGCCCTGAGGGTGTACCAACTTTTATCCGCGACTTGTACCTGCTTGCCAGCCTTGTCATAGATGCGCGGTAGCGCTTTTTTACTCATGGTTGTTCCTTGTCATCGATCACTTCGATGGCTTCGAGAGTCGTGTAGTTGAGGCCGAGGTCTGTAGCCCTGGCGAGATCGGCGGCGTTTTCCGCGTCGACCGTTTCCGCGTCATAGCCGGTGCGCAACACCATCTCGCTGCGAGAGGCGAAACCCGCCTGCACTTCCATCCGCCGCGCCTGAACGTCCTGCACCGGCTGAATGTAGGCCCAGCCCTGCGGTACCCAACGCGTGCGCAGGTATTCGCGACGCCGTTGCGCGTAGTCCTCCAGCACAAGGGCGCCAGACAACACCGCCATGTCCATCCATGCTGCCCGCACCGGGCGACAGAGCTGATGCACATAAACGCCAAATTGCAGCTGCTCCAGGCGCCGCCGGAACTCGTTGAGTACAACCCGTAGCGCCCTATCATTAACCTCCCGCATGTCGCCGGTGAGGATCTCGTAGGGCGTGCCCGAACCTGCCGCCGCTGCCATAAGTTGCTGCCGCATAAAATCCGGGTAGTTGTTGCCGGCGTCCGGTGGCTTGGAGAACTCGACCTCCTCACCAGGTGCCAGCTCCTGCATGGTGCCGGGTTCCAGCGCGACCATCGGTGTGAAGCCGTCGCGGTCGGTGACCAGTAATTGCCCGGTGACAGGATCACGGGGTGTTTGCCCTGCATCGGGCGGCGGCCTGCTAATGAAACCTGCGAACAGGTTGGCAACCTCTTGGCGGAACAACACGGCATCATCGTAGTTGTCCAAACTGCGAAGACGCTTCAGCACCGGCGCCAAGCGCGGAACACCTCGCAACTGGCCAGGTTCCACCGGTTCAAAGATGTGCAACACCTGCGAAGCTGGCACTCGCACCAATTGGTTGTAACCGCTGTTCAACGATGAAGAATCGCGAGGGTGCGAGCGATACATCCAATAAGCCACGCGCTTGCCGGCCGGGTTGAACTCAATCCCGGCGCGGACGATGTTGCCGTTTTTGGTGGTCTCGAACTTATCGTGTGGGACGAATTCCGGAGCCAGGGTCTGCAACTGCAACGGTACCGCCAACCCTTCACCCAGGCTGCGAGGACGTAACCGAACAAAGCACTCGCCGGCGGTTTCAACGGTGCGAGCGACCAGCGCTTGCATGCCGTAGAAGTCAGTTAGCTCGTCAGCGTCCGCTTCGTCCACCCAGTCATCCCACAGCTGTTGCTTCACCTTCCGCAACGCTGCGTCATCGGTTGTCGGCCGGGGTGTAATGCCGGTGCCGATCAGATTGCTGACACGCTTGTCGATGACATTGAAGGCGTATGGATCATTGCGCACCGCCGCCCGCGAACGGGCGCGCAGGTTTCGCAGCGCCGGAGTGTTGATGCTGTTAATGCCGTTGTCGCTGGCTTCCCAGCTCGCCGAACGGCGGCCCTCTCCGGCGCCTTCGTAACTGGCCTTGATGTTCGACGGAAGCAAGAATCCACTACGCGAGAGCGTCGGAAATTGTCGGGCCATCAGATCCCTTTGCCTCCGTGGGTAAGCCGAACCACGCGAGAGCGGGGCCCAGCGGCCTGGATCAGCGACGTGCGAATCTCGTCGCGGGCCTTGAGCAGTTCGTCGATGGAGCGGTATTCCACCGTGCGGTCGCTGTAGCGCACGGTCTTTTCACCGCGTGCGATGGCGCGCTCGATGACTTCGAGGTGCTTCGGGGTAAACGACATATCAATTTCTCTTCAGATAGCCGCTGGTGGAACGACGGCGTTGCGGGGGTGCGGCAGGTCGCGATTGGGCGACAGGTGCAACCGGTGCGGGTGATGGAAGCGACTGACGCGCCGCAACTGGTGCCGGTGCCGGTGTTTCGTCAGCGTCGACGCGCTCGCCCTGCACGGGCTTGACGCCCACCACATCGTCGAACAAACCGGACTGAGCCAGCGCTTGGCGTACTCGCTCCCAGTCGTGCTCCTGGTAGCGGTTGATGCCCAGGTAATGCGCCATCGCCAGGCAGTACACCATCAGGTCGAGCGCTTCGTTGCGCTCGGCCTTGCCCTTGACCCACTCGATACGCTTGTAGCCTTTGACGTACCGGGCGACCTTGCGCTCGGCTACGCACTGGGCGAAGAACTCGTCCGGCAAGTCGTTGGCAAAGTGCAGCGAACCGGGGCCGTCCTCGAAGGCGTAGCGGTTGTAGATCCAGTCCTTCGCGGTGTCGGTACCGACAAACCACAGCTCGGCGCCGCCACGTTCGGTCTGGCCCTTCCAGGTCACATCGACCATAGACGGCCGCTGAGCAATCACCGGTTTGCCGGGCTTGCTCGCGCCCTTAATGGCGAAGATGTTGCGCCAGCGCCGCACACGGCAGAACTGGTACACCTCGTCGGTGTGGTGACCGCCGGAGTCGACGCCCGTCGCCAGGATCGCCAACGCGACACCGCACGGATGCCGATATCGAACCTTGAGCTTTTCGTCCAGCACCGCCCAGGTGCGTTCATCGGCAGGGTCGCCCCAGATCACCTGGTGGTCGACCACCCAGCGTTCCATGCCGACACCGAAGCCCATCACCATCAGTTCCAGACGGTTGGCTTGGACGTCGACAGCGCCGGTCAACATCAGCACGCCCACCGGCATGCTGCCGAGGGTGTAGGTCTCCAGCCGTGCCCTAGCAACCAGCACTTCGGCCTTAGTCTGCTCTTGCGCGCTGTCCCAGACCTTGGCGAGGCGGGTGTTGTAGAACACCTGCATCAGGCCCATGTCACCCTTGGCCTGGGCTTTCTTGGCGTCTTCGAACTCCTCGGCAAGTGAGGCCCAATCCTTCCAACCAATCGGCGAGTACAGCGCGTTGAGGTGGAAGCCCACCGTCTTGCCATCGCCGCCGCCATGGGCGCGCCACTCGCCACGGGCGAGCATGTCGGTCTTGTGGTGTTCCTCGATCAGCACATCACATTCAGGCGCGGCGCACTGGTAGTGAACCGTCTTATAATCCTTGCTGTAGAGCAGCCGCTCCCACTCCAGCACCTGCATATGCCCGCAGGTGGGGCATGGCACGTAGTAGTAACGCTGGTCGCTGGACTCGAACAGGTCCGAGATCCGCGAAGCGCCCTTGTACGTAGGCGAGCTGGAGAAGTAGATCTTGGCGTTGCGCCCGAAGTTTGTAGCCCGTGTTTCGGCCAGTACGACGGGGTCGCCTTCCTGGCCGACATCGTTTTCCCATCGGTCGACCTCATCACCGTAGATGTAGCGTGCCGACAGCTCCGACAAGTTGGCCGCAGAACCCGCCGTGGTGACGTACAGAGCGCCACCCTCAAACTCTTTGGTGTCCATGGTGTTGCGGGCATCCCGTGAGCGGCTGGCCGCTACACGCTTCGCCAGTTCCGGAGTGGCCTTGATCGTCTTGCTGATCCGCCCGGAAACACGCTTTGACAGGCTCAAACTAGGCAACAGCGCCAGGATATTGGACGGTGCCATGTGAATCAGGCCGCCCATCCAGTTCAAGGCGATCTGCGTTTTCATCAGCTGCGAAGCCACCATGGTGACCACTCGCCGACACGGATGCGCCGGTGACAGGCACCGCATCGGCTCTCGGGCATAGGGCGTCCGGTCGGTGCGGTACTGGCCCGGTTCAGGCGCGCCAGTATCTCGCGGGATGCGCATGTACTCGTCGGCCCACTCGTCGATCCAGAGGTCTGGGTCGGGTCGTAGCCCACGGAAATACGCCTCACGGTACGCACGGTCACCGTCAGGAAATTCCGTGGTCATAGGTCAGCTCGTCGTCATCGCTCGTTCAAGGTCGGACGAGGACATGCGTTCAGCCTCTTCCAGTGATTTACGGAGTGTTGCCGTCAGGTGTTTTTCGATGTCCCAGGGGTCGGTCATGGCTGCCAGCTTGTGGGACAGCTGGGGCAGCAGGCCGAACAACTGGTCACGCAGATGGCGCCCCGCGTTGTAGGCGCCAAGCTCTACGGCGTCCCTGGCGACCAGCGAGCCCTGAGCCTTGTGCAACTCGATCTCGGCCAGTTGCGCCAGGTTGTGTTCGCGCATGGCGCGAGCTTTCTGGAAGTCGTGGCCCTTCGCACCGCCGGAGATAGGCTGCTGCGGCGCAGCCGTGTTAGTCGGCTCGACCAAGGGGGACAGTTGACTGTAAACGTCACGCTGGATCCGGTCCTGCTGGTGTCGAGCCGCGACGGCAGCCTTGCTGGGGTCGGCGGTTTCGAGGATCAGCGCTTCAGTCGCCAGCACGTCCACCTTCTTGCCATCCGGCGAAAGCACCAGGCGGTTGTTGTCTTTCAGCCAAGTGATGTAGCTCGGCGTCCTGCCGATGCGAACCGCGAAAGCGCTTTTAGACAGGAACAGTGGATCCGTCATAAGCCCTCCTTTTCAACGGCTTTTCAATGGAAACCTTTCAATTTCAATGGATTGAATTTCAGTAAGCTGGCGGGCCTGCCGCTAACGCTTTCCCGCGGGTTTCATGCCCCGTGTCCCTCGAATGCTGCCAGGGTCCCCGGCGACTTTTCGGCGCACCATTTTGATGCAAGCCTCTACAGGCCACGTGTTTCGGGGCCTCCAGAGCATCAAGCCTGCCCGCTGCCCGAGGGCGGCACATCGCACACGCCCAACCGCTTGGCGGCCCAGCGTTCGTACAGGCCAATGGCGACATCGGCGCCGGCCATCGCGGTGAGGCAGCCAATGCTCCCCGCCGCCAGGACGGACATGCCCGATGCGTGCAACAACATCATGGTGGAGAGCCCGCAGACCACACAGGCCCCGGATCGAAGCAGCAAGCGGCGAACCAATGACCAGCCGCTTACCCCCGCTTTGTCGGCCCGCCATGCCTCTCCGGAAATACCGCCGATCAGGGATAGCAGGATCACCATCCAGATCGGCATCTCAATAAGCGCTTGCTGCTCGTTTGTCATCGCCCTACCCCATAAACGCAAAAACCCGGCGCAATGGCCGGGTCTAGTGTGGTGGTGTGTCCCGCTGCTCGCGGTCGCACCTATCGAAGATGACTACTTTTTACAGGTGGATTCTCATGGCAGCAACCCCGTTTTAATGCCACCCGGCGAATGTCTGGGCTACGGCTAGGCAATGTCGGTGAATATCTTTATTTCGGCTTCCAGCGCCTCCGGCGCTGTCCTACCTGCCCCACTATTCTAAATGGAGGTCGGACAGCTTGAGCCCGCTGAATTCGGGGCCTTGCCCTACTGCCCTACCTCTTTTAACTTTTTCTCGTGTAAAGAGAGAAAACTAAAAACACGCATGCGCGCCCAGGGCGCGTGATGCATCGCGCTACGCTCACATGTGCGGAGTGCAATAAGAGGTAGGGTAGTAGGACAGGCCACGGACTGCGCGGCCTGCGGCTCTCCTACCTTGCAGATTAAAGGTAGGACAAGGCCGGACAGTAGGACACATATTGGCAGAGTAATGCCCAGGCTCATGCGGCTTTGCCCATGAGGAAGCCATCAATGCTCACATGGGCATCGTGCAATCGACGGTAATACGTTGGCGCGCTGCACCCACAATGCAACATTTTCTGGGAGAGGAAGCTTTCCTGATTGCAGTAGTGCTCCCAAACCACCAACGCCAGCTCAGGCGCCAAGTGTTTATTAACGATCAGCTCAATATCGGCCGACTCATCCAACAAGATCCGACTACCGCGAGTACCACGTATCAGCTCGCCTTTGCACTCCATCAGCATGGCAATCATGTTGCCGCCACTCGGCCCGCCAGAGCCTTCCGGAACCGGCGAATGCAGATCCTGCGCCCAGAGCTTGAGCATTTCATCGATTCGCTTAATCAAAGCAAGGCTCCTCGTCCCGTTCGCTATCAACCTGCAGCGCTGATGCATTGCCCCAATCATCTGGCTTCTTGTAGGCATATGGCCGAATACCACTTTTCGGCAACGCCGGCAGTCGCACCTTTCGCCATCCGAGGCGATGCATGATTGCCCCCACGCGCATTTGCTCGGGCTTACCCCAATGGCCGTAATCGAGTTTCAGCGCGCCAGCTAAAATATCCTCTCCGCTCGCTGTCGCGCCGATCTGAGATTCTTCCAACCACTTGACGACCGGCCCTTCCCACTCATCCACGACAAAGCGCGATTCCTGCGCTTCGGCGAATAGTAGCGCCTCATCCCGATTGACCCACCAAATGTCACCGGACTGATAACAGAACATCGCTTCAGCCCAGAGCTGGTCGCGGACTTCGCGCAACTGGTCCAAATCGACCTTGGTACACGCGACAGGCCAGTAACGCCGGTTACCCGTGGCGTCTTTGAGATATTCGTCTTGGTTCGTCGTACCCACAAAAACACACTGGCGTGGCACGTCCATCGTTCTTCGGCCGTAGCTCTCGCGATAGGTGTCAGTCGACGCAGAGAAGAACTGCTTCGCTTTGGTCGACTCAGCTTTGTTGAAACTGTCCAGCTCCCCCAGCTCAATGATCCACTTACCACGGATCGCCTGGAAGCCATCCTTATCGCCCAGGGCGAAAGGTGTATCCATAAACCAGGCACCGCCAAGCACAGACATTGCTGTTGATTTACCGGCGCCCTGTGCCCCTTCGAGGATCATCACCGAGTCAGCCTTACAACCTGGCTGCATCACGCGCCCTACCGCTGAGACCATCCAGCGCTTACCAACCTTCGAACTGTAGTCAGTTGCTTCAACGCCCATGATGTCAGTCAACCAGGTAGCCAGCCGTGGAACACGGTCCCATTCCAGACCGTGGAGGTAATTGCGTACAGGATGGAAGGCATGATCATGAGCAACCACACTAACCGCTTCGATCACGCTGCTGGCCTTGACCCGAAGGTTGTACTGTTGTGCGAGCCACTTCATTACAAGCATGTCGTCGATATCTGCCCAGTCGCCGACACCACCACCGTATGGGGCAGCACGTAACTTAACGATTTTTGAGCTGAAGGCGCTGAAGCCGATCACTCCAGCCCAACGCTCATCGTTGCCGAGGATTAATTCGACGTTCTGCATGTGCGCTATCAGGGAGCCGTTTTCAGTTCGGGCCAATTGATCTTTCCAACCACCAGCTGCAGGAGGCTTAACCACCGCCAACACCTGGCGGCGGACAGCCTCCAATCCCTCGGCAACATGCAGGTCGTTGAAGTCGGTCCACTTGATCTCGCGCTCGCCGGAGAACACAGGGCCGACTACCTGACCACCAACGACCAGCGCGGCGTTGTTGGCTTTCTCTTCGCCTGGGTTCCAAGGGTCACCGTTGGGACGCTTAGTTTTCCAGTCGTCGTCCCGGCAGATGATCAGCGGACAGCCAGGAAAGCGCTCGCGCATCGCTTTGGAGACCGGAAGCAGGTTGCCCGCGTCGAAGGCGATGGCGACAGGGAGCGAAGTCGCCATGTGCAGACTTGCGCCCGTGGCGTAGCCCTCACACACCAGCACCGGCTCGCCGGGTTCAGGGTGCGGGCCGATTAAATGGAAAGCGCCCTCTTTAGACATACCGGGCGGCCAGTACTGCTTATCTCGGCCAGTGTCTTCTTGCTTGACGGGGAAGATCACCTGCAGGCCGACAGTTTGGTCGCGCACATTGCACATGGGGACTAGAAGTGCGCCGGTACGTGGCGCATAGCGAACCCTGAAGCCGACGATCTGCTTTCGATCCAGATAGGCGCTTTTACCCTTTTCGGGCATGCGCCTGAACAGGCTGGCAGCACGGTTGGCCGCTCGGCGTGATGCGTTGGCCGCGATCTCGGCTGCCTTGCGCTTGGCATCTTCTTGGCGAGCGCGCATGACTTCGCGCTCTTCAGGGCTCATCCGCCCGGCCTTGACCTTGATCTTTTGGGTGTCGCCGGAGCGCCAGTCACCGAAGCTGCCAAAGATCAGCATCTCGTTTTTCTCGGTCCGGTGTTCATGGACCACGTACCAGCCGTTTTTTTCCTTGCCCTTATCCTGGGTAGTTTTGCAGCGAGTGAGCTTGCCGAAAACCAACGGCTGATCAGGCTCAAGGCCATAATCCGCGAACTGATTGATTACCTCATCGAGCATAACGGGAGGCCCTTAGATCGTCTGCGGATTGGCAATCAACACAGTGGGTGCAACCGGGCTGTGCCAACCGACGAGCTTCTGGGATTGGCTCATCGCATTCATCACAGAACATCAACGAATGCAGGCTCGTGCCAGAAAGCTGGGCTGCGCGAGCAGCTAAAGCCTGATCAAGTCGTTCCTGCACCAGGTCATTTGCAAAATCAGCAATATCAGCCACGTTCCACCCCACGAGTAGTCTGGTTGACGTAACGGGCGCGGTTGTACATACCCAACAAACCCTGGATGCCGCGAAACACCAACTGGCGTATCTCAGCCAACTCACCGTCGTCGACTTTGCCGTCGCCAATATGCTTGGCCCAAGTTTCGGACAGGTCCGCTACCTGCCGGAAGAACTGCGCAATCCCGGTGGTAAGGGTTTCGGGCATGTCATTGGTGTACGACTCGGCCAGCTCCTGCCAGATCGTGTCGCCAACAAGGCCGTGCACAGCGTCGAGAATTCGACGGTCCTTGGTCAGTTCGAGAATCTCGCCGAACTCTTGGACGTTTACGGTGTGCGAAGGGTGGGTGGGAGACAGCTTGTGTTGCAAAGTAGTGGCATTACGGCCGGTAGTGGCTGCAATTGCAGCGGCGCCGCCTGGATAATCCCGTGCGGCGTGGTACAGCGCTAATTCGAGCGTCAGGACTTCCCGTTGTGCTCGATCAACGCAACTCAGAGCAATTCGGCTCATGGCATTAATCCTTATAAGTTGCCAGTGCCGCGCGGCGTGCAGTGGTGTTACATTTGCCGCGTGGCTTGAAAGGGCCCAAACGCCGGCAAGATCCTCAAGATCGAAACCGGCACCGTGCCGAGGTGAGTGATCCGTCTCTCACCTCTGGCGCAACAGCTGCCCAATCTGTGGTGGAAAAGGCAGCAACCCAAGACATCCGTGTCTTGGCAGCGCGATAAAGGGAGGTGGTTTGCATGTGGTGTGCCCTCCTACCTTCGTCGCGACCCGACAGCACTGTGGTGGTGTGTGCCGGGAGGAACTGGGCGGCCCTAAGGTCGCCTTTTTTCTTAGCGCTCTATGCCGCCTGTGCCGAAACACCTTGAACCGGCACTGGAAAAATATCTGGCAAATCAGGTCTCAATTCATGAGGCAAAAGTCCCCATGCCAAAGCTTTCGCAAGGGGACGAACCTGAGCAACAGGAACCCCTCTATGTCGCCAATTGAAAAAGCGCTGAGGGCTTACATCGCATTCTCTTGCGAGTTGCGAGGGGCTTTTACCGGCCCGCTCAGCGACCAGCACTATCAAATCGAACACCTGGTCAGGCGTAGTCATGACATCACCTTATGCAAACAAAACGAATGACATAACCAAACAATACGTTTGTTATCATTTTTGTGCAAGGGCTGTAACATTCTGTTTATGAACAAACAACCACAACGCCTAAAAGGCCAGCGCTTTCGTCAAGCCCTGGAAGACTCCGGACTCTCTGGCGCGGAACTCGCCCGGCTGCTTGATCTGGAAAACGATCAGAACGTCACCAACTGGAAGGCGAGAGGTGTCCCTGCCTATATGGCGGGCCAAGTCGCTATGACTTTGGTAGTTGAACGCGATTGGCTTGAGGGGAAAGATGTCCCTATGCGGACCTCGAATACTGCACGAGGGAAAGCACCACAAGCGGCTAATGACTCCCCCCTGTATGTCCTTGAACCCATGGCCCCTTGGGATTCAAACACCCCACTTGAAGAGGATGAGGTTGAGTTGAGGCTATACAAGGAAGTCGAACTCTCGTCGGGACCAGGAAAGGTTGCGCGCACTGAGGTTCAAGAGATTACTGGACCAAAACTGCGATTTTCTAGGGCAACCATGAGAAGTTGTGGCGTTGATCCTTCGAACGCAGTGTTTGCCACAAATAGCGGCAACAGCAATCACCCACTGATTCTTTCTGGTGCCACTGTCGGTATCGATAAGGGAATGACCAGAATAATTGATGGAGAAATATACGCGATAGATCACGATGGGCACTTCCGCATCAAATTTCTTCAGCGCACCCCTAATGGGGTAAAAATGAGGAGCTTCAATTCCGACGAGTACGCTGACGAAGACTACGATTTTGATCAAATAATGGCTCAACGCGTTGTGATTTTGGGGCGGATTTTCTGGTGGTCATCGATACGCCCATTGAAAGGCCCCTCTCTCATCTAAAACCAAACAAAATGTTTTGACCAGGAACCAAACATGCTGTTTACTTGCCTCACTCTTCCACCACAGAGCGAGGCAATACCATGCACACCACTGCCACCCTGCACGTCCACCCGGCCGCTGCTAACCCCTCCCGCATCTTCGAAATCCGCCGCTTGGCACAACACTGCGGCTGCGCTTTCATCGCTTCCAAACCCAAGCTGAAACAGCGCTCCGCGACTGTGCCATTCGATCCAAATGGCGGAGGGCACGCGGCATGAAGAAGTACAAACTCGACAACCGCACCCTGACACTGCTCAAGGCTCAGGTCTGTCTGACCGAAACCTTCAACCACCATCTGCGCGCCGAAACGCAACGCGACGTCATGGCCTTCCGACTGCAGGTCGAACGCCGAAAAGTAGACACGCATTTCACCGTTGAGCTGGGCAGCGAACGCCACACACTGACCTTGACCAACAGCAAGAAGATGCACCTCAAGCTTGCTGACTTCATTGAGGAGATCGTCAACGGGCCAACCACTTCCGTCGATCCTTCGTCTCCGCCGCACGCTGATCGCCGTTATGGCCTGTTCCAGACCGAACACAAGCAGCAGGTATTCGAGCTGATCCGCACCGGCGGCGCACTCAGTCTCGATATGGGTTTTGAGTTGCCGATCAACTTGGCAATCCACCGAAACAAGACCCGCGCAGGAATCACCACAATCATGAGCATCGGCGTGAAGAAGCCGCGCACCAAGTGTTTCACCGTATGCGGAAGTGACGTGGATATCTATTCCATGGTGGCAGAATCCATCACTCACCTGGCTACCGTGGCGACCCCTGCCGCGCATGCAGCTTAGGAGGCCGTGATGGAACGTGACCTCCAAAAAACCGCCAAGTACTTCGGCCTGACCCGTCCCAAGCTGATCGCGCTCATGCGTGACAAGGGCTTGCTCAACGACCGCAACCTGCCGGCTCTCCCCGTGCGTGACCGGGAGTACCTGCGGATCAAAGACAGCAACTGGTACCACGAGAAAGCGGGCATGCAGTACAGCCAGTCGACCAAGGTTCGGCAAGCCGGTATTCGCTGGCTGGCCGAACAGCTCGGCCTCGAACTACCAGCCATCCAGGCTGATAACCGTGACGTGGCCTAGGGAGTACGCCCGCCAGATCGTCGCCATGCGCACACGCGAGGAGCGCAACGCCGCGCTCCTCGAAGTGCCGGAGCATCTGCGGGAGCTGACTAAACGCCATTGCCTGAATGCCTGGAATCATCCTCAACGGAAGAAACCCAATGACTGCACACGCTGAACAACAGCCACTAAGACTGCTGCCCGCACCCGATCCGGTGACAGTCGAACTTCTGTACCGGACCTTTGGTGACGTTCTGATCCCGGTGGAAAAGTTGCGCGAACGGTACTTCCGGAACCTCAACGAAGGATCTTTTGCCGACGCAATTACCACAGGCCGAATTCAATTGCCCGTGACCACACTGGTCAACAGCCGCAAGGCACCGAAGTACGCCCACATCAAGCATGTGGCCTCGCTAATCGACATTCGCGCCTATAGGGCGGATGAAGATATGCCGCGACCAGAAACCGACTCAACCGAGCAAGGCTAGTAATCCCCAACGGCTGCCACCACCAGCCAACAACACCAGGAGCACACCACATGACTGCAATTCAAATATACGCACTGATCAGCATCGTTATCGCGCTTGGGATCCTCTACTGGGTCGGCTACAAGGGCGGCTTAACGGATGGTCGAGCCGAGGGCTATGAGGATGGCCACGCTCAGGGTTTTATGGAAGGGATAGACCAGGGCGAGTCAGCAAGCGCTACCGAACTTGAGCAAGTCACCGAGCGATGCCGGCGCCTGCAACTTATCTTGGATCTTAAACCACAAGATCGACTCACCCTGTTAGCCATCGCCGAAAAGCTGAAGCTTGCGGCTGACACCTTCAGAGCAGTGAGATCCGAGAGCCAGGCAACGCAAGCACTTGCCTTACGTGACAAGGCTCTGGGCATGGCTGCCCTGCTGGATCCATTCACTCTGGAGGATGCAGCATGAACTTCATCCTCACGTTCACCGGTAAGCACTTCAACCTGTACGAGCCAGACGCCGACATGATCGACCCACGGGACATATCGCACTCGTTGGCCCAATTGTGTCGATTCAATGGCCACACTCGCGAGTTTTACAGCGTGGCACAACACAGCTGCATCGTCGCCGAGCTGGTGCCGGAAGAGCACAAGTTAGCGGCCCTGCTCCACGATGCGACCGAGGCGTACCTGGGCGATATGACCCGGCCACTGAAACAGTGGATGCCCGACTACCGAGGATTTGAGGACGTCGTTTGGGGGCGCATCTGTGAGCGCTTCGACCTGGCCTTAGATCTACCCGCATGCATACACCAGGCTGACCTGATTGCGCTGGCCACCGAGCGCCGCGACCTCATGCCAACCGATCCGGCTATCTGGGATTGTTTGGTCGGCATCGAGCCCATGGTTGAAATCATCCGTCCATGGCCTGCCGCAGAGGCACGCAACACCTACCACCAGCGCCTGATGGACCAACTCGCTATTGAACACCGGAGGAAAGCGGCATGAAGAACCACCAGGACAACGCCAATGCCCAGCCCGCTTTGCTCCGCACTGCAGGTAGCGTCAACACCCTAGAAACAAACAGTCTCTGCTGCGTAGCAGCAGGCATTATTGCTCCTCCCAGCGCCACTGCCGAGGCACTTATACCCCACGAAAAGCTGCGCGGGGCAGCGCTCAGTGATGCAACGCTAACCGCTTCAGTACGCCCGCTCGCGCAGCCTGCCTTGGGGTATACGCACGCCTCGAACGCTGCCGAGCAGGGTTGCCCAACCTGCAGCGATTGGCCTATGGAGTTCTGCGATCAATGTATTGCCACCGGGAGGACTTGGTGATGCTTAAACGCACCCTCACCCACTTCCACCTCTGCTGTGGCCTGGGCAGCGGCGCCGCTGGCTTCAACGACTCCAAGCCAGTCCTCGGCACCGTGCAGGCAGAATGGCGCTGCCTAGGCGGGGTCGACGTCGACCCCGCCGGATTGCGCGACTTCCAAATGATGACAGGTGTTCCTGGCACGCTGATGGACCTGTTCACAAGAGATCAGTACACAGCGTTCCACGGCCAGCAGCCGCCAGCCGGTTGGATCGAAGCCACCGCCGAGGATCTGCGCCGCGCCGCCGGCAACGAAGACCCGGACGCGGTGTTCATCAGCAGCCCCTGCAAGGGCGCATCGGGCCTGCTTTCCGAGACAATGAGCCAGACTCCCAAATACCGGGCGCTCAACGAGCTGACGTTGCGGTGTGTGTGGCTGATGTGCGAAGCCTGGAAACACAAACCGGTGAAGTTGATCGTGTTCGAAAACGTGCCGCGCCTAGCAACCCGTGGCCGCTACCTGCTGGATCAGATCACCAAGCTGCTCCGCCATTACGGCTACGCGGTGGCGGAAACCACCCACGACTGTGGCGAAATTGGCGAGCTGGCACAGAGCCGCAAGCGTTTCTTGCTGGTGGCCAGGCACGTCGAGCAGGTCCCGGCGTTCTTATATGAACCTGAAAAGCGGAGCCTGCGCGCTGTCGGTGATGTGCTGAGCCGCATGCCGCTGGCCGGCGATATCGAGCAGGCGGGGCCGATGCACCGGGTGCCGGCATTGCAGTGGAAAACTTGGGTACGCCTGGCTCTTGTTGAGGCAGGCAAGGATTGGCGCAGCCTGAGTCGGTTTGCGATTGAGGACGGTCATCTTCGTGACTTCGTGATCGTGCCGGAATACCACAACGGCGTGCTCGGGGTTGTCGATTGGGATGATACAGCCGGCGTGGTTGCAGGTGCGAGCCGGCCCATGAACGGCAAGTTTTCGGTGGCAGATCCGCGCCCGACCAGCAAATTTGAATACACCCAGTACGGCGTGCTGCCCTACAACCGCCACTGTGGTGTGGTAACCGGTCAGCGCAGCCCAGGCCAAGGGACGTTTAGCGTTGCAGACCCGCGCATGAGCGGCGAGCGTCACAACAACGTATTCCGGGTCGTTCGCAACGACCAAGCCGCCGGAACTGTCACCGCAGGGCACGGCCCCAGCTCCGGCGGGCAGGCGGTTGCAGATCCTCGGCAACCGTCCAAGGGCTTCGGCAAGTACCTGGTCACCGACTACAGCAAGCCGGCCGGCACCGTCATCGCCGGCAGCACCACCGGGCAAGGCGCTTTCGCCGTGGCAGATCCTGCTTACAAAAATTGGCACCCGAACGCCAGCACCCAAAAGCTGCGGATCACGCCCTGGTGCGAGAGCGCCAAGACCGTAACCGGCTCACAACAGGTTGCCAGCGGAGCTCTATTGATCGCAGATCCGCGCCCAGGCATGTCGCGCTCCAAGGGCGATGCTTATCTGACCGGCGGGCACTATGGAGTGGTCGACTACAACACGCCGGCCGGCGCAGTGTCCGCCAGCGCCTGTCACGACAACGGCCGGTGGTCGGTTGCCGATCAGCGAATGCCAGCGCCCAATGACCGGCTGACCTGCATGATCACCAGCCTCGACGGCACCTGGCACCGCCCGTTCACCACCCTGGAGCTTGCCGCGCTTCAATCGCTTTTTGATCCAGATGAGTACTGGTCAACCGATCCTCAGACGGCCCATGAAATCGAGCGGATGCAGCGAGTTCGCAAGATTGAACAGGCAGGTGTATTCCGGCTGGACGGTATCAATGACGGCAGCCACCGGGAGCGGATTGGCAACGCAGTACCGCGCGCTGCAGCCCGAGCGATGGCCGATGTGTTCGGCATGACCCTGCTGCTTTCTGAGGCTGGGGAGACGTTCATGCTTAGCAACGTGTCGATTTGGGTCAAGCCCGTGGCAATTGCCCTGAGCATGGCACAGCAAGGAGAAAGACAATGA